CAGAATATATCAAGAACTTTATATCAGATAGGTAGAATTCCTGGATTAGAACCTATAGGTATGTTAGCAAGATTAATTCCTGGAGGTTTGAGTGTTGGTGCAATAGCAGCAGTTATAGGTGCTTTTATTGAAAATATGGATAAACTGATAGATGCTGCAAGAAGAACAAGACAGACTCTAACAACTGCAGGTGCTGAAACAATAAGATTAAGTGTTATGGGATGGACACAATTAAATGCAAGAATTTCTTATACAATGAGAGTATTAACAGATTTTGCTGATAGTGGAAAAGTAGCAATGCAGGTTTTAAGTCAATTCAGACAAGCAGGTGCATTTCAAGAGATTACAATTTCAGGTATGAGAGTAGTGGATATGATGAGAGAATTAGAAGAATCAGGCGGTGCCTTAACAGAAGAAATGGGGACTCGATTGGGTATGTTAGCGGCAAGAATAAGAAATTTAGCAGTTGCAACTGGTTCCAGTGAACAAGCATTAATAAGGCAAGCAATGTCTTTATCTCGATATACAACAACACAAACAAGAGATTTAGATACTTTATTATTTCAGTGGTATTCATTAGCAAGAACTGCGAATGAAGCAAGAATATCTATTGAAGATTATGTAAAGTGGGTAATGGATACCGAATCTAAATTAAGATTTTTCGGATTTACTATAGATGATGTAAATGGAGTAGCATATCAGTTCAAAGACCAATTAAGAACAGGTGTTGTTTCATTAGAAAATATGTCCAGAACTATTGAACAAATGTTGTCAGCAAGAAATTTAACACCTTATGTGTTATTCTTGGATTATGTTAGAAATAATATTGGTGAATTAGAAAAACAGAATAAAGCATGGAGCGAAGTTAGAGATTTAATTGAAAGAGCATCAAGAGGTCCAGGTGGTTTAACAGAATTTATAATGACAATACAAAATGGTCAAACAAGAACCGCTGAGATGTTGAGAAGACTTGAAGCCGAATATTTCAGGATGGGTGGACAATTTCTTAGAGGTGTAGCAGGTCCTGATTTATATACTCAGATATTTGTAGCACAAAGAATGGCTCAACAAATTCCTTGGTATGGTCCATTAGGTTCAGCAACTACATTACAAAGAGGTCTTGAACAAATGAATTTAAATTTGAGGATGATGACCGATACTGGTGAAAAAGGAAAACAGTTACAAGAAGAAGCTGTTGATGCTATGGCTAATTTAAATGAAAACTTTAGAAGGTTTTCAACAATAGGAGAAAAGATTGGTGGTGGATTCGATTGGTTGAAAAATTGGATAACAGGTAACAGTAATACTGTTCCTATAACTTTGAAGTATATATCTCCAGATGTAAAAGGTAGTTTAATTCTTGAGACAGGGAGATAAATATGTTATATCCTTTAGATGAACTAAAATATTTATTTATAGTTTTTACAGGAGATAGTTTTGTTTTATTTGGTAATGATGAAGAGAGGAATGTATCTTTCAACGATATTCCTTTTTTGAGCAATAAGAGAACAGTAAATGATGAAATAAAAATAATACAAGCCGATTTTTCACCTATAACTGTTTCTATTAGTAACAGAGTTGATGATAATTCAACTTGTACATTTACAATTCCAATTACAACAGAAAATAATACTTTTATTTTTAATAGAAGAGAAGGTAATAGATTTGAAGGTGACGATACTTCATTCTTGAATTTCAGTCAACTTATATCAAATTATACGAATAGAGATTTACTTATTGAGTCGAGCCAGAAATCAGAATTCTGGAAAGAATATTTTGAATTAAATAATTTTGCTTTTTATTACGAACCTGAAACTATATTTCAACCATTTCAACCAATATGGATTTTTGTTAAGGTTGAAAAACAATACTACAGATTATTTACAGGATTAATTTTTTCTATTTCTGAAAATGATAGACCTGGAAATGAAAGGAATATAAGTATTACTTGTATAAGTGGGATTGGTCTATTAAAAAGAACTTCTGTTATAACACAAGCATATACTTACTTTTTAGTAAAAGATATATTACCCAAAAAGGATAGAGATCTTTACTATATTTATTTGATGTCTATGTGTTTTATTGGAGATAGTTTAGAAGAAATAAAATCATTAGATAAATCCGCTACAGATATAAGAACTTTAATGAAATACATACTTTCGGTTGTAAATAGGACATTTGTAACAATTCCTACTGATGATAATTACAGAAATTTATTCAGAAATTTAATGAATAATGCACCTCAATTTCTTGGTTCTTTTCCACAAACAAAGAAAAAAGAACCTGTTCCAGAATTAGAAGATAATGATTCTATTGATAAATATTTTAATAGGATAGAAAACTATAAACCTTTTAGACTTAAGTATTTTGATGATTCTTTTATCATAGAAAATAATTTTTCTGATTCTGAATATGAAGGTAATGAGAATATAGTAGGTGAAAGTATAGAATTCAAAAATCTTTTACATAATGGTGCAATATTTAGTTTTAAGATGGGTAGTAATTTTTCAAATACTGACGCTTTTTTGGCTATAAATAGAGTTTATGCAACTTCTGCACAATTATGGAAAATTGAATCTATTTCTGTAATGGAATTGATTAGAAGAGTTGTATCTACATTTTCTTTACATATATTTGATGATGTTACTGGTGAGGTTGTTCTGGATTATCCTCAGTTAAATAGAATTCCTTTGATTGATAAGGCCTATGAAGATCATGATAAGAAATATATATTCGAGAGAGATAAATGTACGTTTACCTACAATAATAATACAGGTAATATAATAGAACTATTAACCGTACCATTTCAATATCATTACAGTATATTAGGTTCTGCTCAGGATTATAAGAGTAGAATGATGACAGGTAGAAGTTATATGAATTTAGAAAGTTTCTGGAGTTATGGGTATAATAAAAGAGATTTGAATAACGTATTTGTTACTTACTTTAATACTATGGATGATCCAGTAGATATGTATAATGATATTGCAAAAGCATTACATCAAAGGTACAATTCGACAGTTTTTGAAACAAATATAACTTTGAAAGGTGGTTTTGACCTAAGATTGTTAAGGAATGTATATATACCACAAAAAGAATATTTGTATATGATTACAAGTATAAATCATACAATAAATATAGGTAATGATTTTAATACTGTAGTAAATGCAACTTATGGTCATCCTATATGGTATTATATGGATAATCCGTGGTTGAAGCACGCTGATAAATTAAAAAATACGGCAAAACCAGCACCATCTAAGAAGATTCCTACAAGTACTGCAATGAAAGTGGATGTAATAAGTTGTAATCAGGTTGCTAAAGCAATGAATACCGTTATGAAAAAAATCTATAATGATGGGGTAAATTGGTATAATAGGGTAATTGATATATGTGATTATATTCAAAAAGTTACTCTGACACTGCAAAAGGCATCTGCTGAAGTATTAGGAGCGAAGGTTAAGGTTGATCCAAGGATGATATACATATTCGCAATGATTGACAAGTTAATAAATGAAGATGATGAGATAAGAGATTATACAATAACTGAAATAAATAAAATTGGTAATGTAATGGATGATAGATTTGATATAAAGTTTAATCTTACAGTATCTTTAGCTAATTCAAGTTATTTCCATGGGAGAGAAGGAAGAGTGGGAAAGATTTCTGGATTCGATTTAGTTGTATTTGGAAAGAAAAAAGGAATACATAAAAAACAAACAGAAATAGATGTGAGAAGATATTGTTTAAGAGATATATATGAAGTTGATTTTGATCCACGAACAAAAGAAGAAGAAAACTTTCTTGAAATGCTTTCAACAATGATACAAGAGAAAATTAAAAATAGTATAAATGATATTTTTCCTTATTTAACATATCAAGAAAATCCTATTATAAATGCAAATAAAAATTATCAGATGAAAAAAGAGAAAAAAGAAGAAATAAAATTAGTAGAAGATGCAAAGTATTACGAATCTATGTTTTATGAAATACCACCAGACCAAACAGGAAAGTATATTGTAACTTGTGAAGAAAAACCTGTAAGAAGAGAAACAGAAAATGGTAGTGAAACACTTGGAAAAACAAGAAGTGATATAATAAAAGAGAATTGGGTTCTTAGTTTAGAAGATAAAGACTATATTATGTTTAATCCAGCCATCAAATATTGGAATAGTGATACTGATCAATTTACCATTAACTTTAAGAGTTTTGAATATGATTATATAATATTTTTGAGAAAGATAAAATAAAGGAGATAGAATGGATAAGGAAATACTTGAAAGTTATAGAGATTCGTTATTAATAGGAGAGATAATTTCCGTTAATTACAGTCAGTTAGAAGCTGTACCTGATTTTGAAGGTAGTGAGTCTGTTCCTATTTCTTATGATATCAGGTTACATAACAGAAATGATATTCTATATAATGTAGTTTGTGATACAAATGAAATATTCAATGAAGGAGATTTAGTTTTAGTTGCACTTGTTTCTGGTTATGCTATTATTGTTAGAAAATTACATTTTGATATAGATAATTATGGAAGACTTCATTCAGAAGTACCTAAAATAAAAAATACCGAAAAGTTGTATGGTAATAATCAATCTTATATTTATTTCGGTGAGAATGGAGAAGTTACATTAGTTATAAAAAATATAGATCCTGAAACAGGTGACCATATTCCTGTTACTATGAAATCTGGTGGTATAATAGACCAGGACATGACTACACTGAAAGAGGTTTTGTTTTCTTTTTCATCAGATAATTTTGATATAAAGTTTACTAAAGAAGGAAGTGTATTATTAAAATTATTTGAAACTTTATTTACAGGTAGATTGTTCAAAATAATTGTAAGAAGATTTATAAGATTTGTTTCTGATAGATTAGAGATAAAGAATAGAATAACAGAATTGATAACAACAAAATTAGGTATTTTTGTTAATCAGGATATAGAAGAAGTAGATGATAACTCTCTAAAAATAAAGATTAAAAATAACTTTGATATTATAAATGAAAATGGTGATAAATTATCTATCGAAAGTAATAAAATCACGATTTCTTTGAAGAATGGAGGTCATGTAACTATAGAAAATGGTATTGTAAAGATTGATGGAACATTAGTTGAAATAGGTGATGCATTAGGATTCGTTATTAATTCACAAACTGTTTGTCCTTTCACAGGTTCTCCATTAGTGCCAATGCAAACAAAGGTGAAAGTATGATAGATGCGAATGTAATATATCAACAAGTAAAACAAACTGTTTTGAATGCATTGAGAGATATGATGCAAGAATACTATAATAAGTATGGAAATCCTAATAATGATCCATTACCAGATAAACTAAATGAGGTGACAGAACAAGAAATAAAGGCATTAGTTCAGGATATATTGACAGGTATAAAAACAGGATTAGCACAAGATATTTTAACCGCTTCAAATTCTGCTGTTACGATGGATGGTGGTAGAACTGCCCTAACAGTATTGGCCAGTTTGATTTCTGCTTGGAATACAACTATAACAGAATGAGGTTAATATGGGATATGATTTAAAGATAAAAACAAAAAGAGGTGATAATTTTGCAGAAAATTACATAGACTTGGTGTTTGATGGACAGAAATTACTTTTAAGTTCTGATACTGAGATGTTAAGTAACGCTATTGCCAAATCCTTAATTTCACCAGAATATTCAAATCAATATGGTGTTAATTTGAATCAATATATTGGTAATAAAATGTTACCTGATTATCTGAATTATATAAAGTATAAAATAGTGAATGATATATTAGTTATTGAAAAATTATATGATAAGAATTTCAAAGATATAATCGTTAATATAAGTTCTGATATAAACAAGATGAAGATAAAGATAATAGTGGATTCAGAATTGGAGGTTGAACTATGATAAATAAAACAAAAGAAGATATACTAAATGATATAATCAATTCAGCAAAGGAAATTGTTCCTGATTTGAATTGGGTTCCTAAAACACCACAAACAGATTTAGTTAGTATCTTTGCACCACTTATCTATTATCTTTATATTGCAAATGAATACTCACAGATAATACAGGTTCTTGACTTGATAGTTGAACTATATAATGATGAAACTTCTTTAAGTAAAATTGCAGAAGCTTTTAACATAACAATAGATGAGGTAAAAGAAGAGTTGGAAAAAGATTTAGAAGCCTTTGCATCAAATTATTCAATTACAAGAAAAGATGCAACAAATCCTGTCGGTGTTTTTAGATTTCTGTTTAGTACTGGAGATGCAGTATCTATATCTTTAGGAACACAAATAACTGATGTAAATGATTCTACTATTGTATATGAATTAAGAGAGAACGTTTTTTCTCAAACACCCATACTAAAAGATAATCAATATGTATTAGATTTATTTTGTAAATCTGTTAATACAGGAAGTAAATATAACCTATATGGTGTACATAGTTTTAATCCAAATGTTTCTATTCCAAATTTGATTAGTATAACTAATTTGTATGATGTCTCAAATGGTAGTGATAAAGAATCAGTAGAAGATTTTGTTGATAGAATTAAAACTTACCTACAAGGAAAAAATGTGGGAACCAAGGCTTGGTTTAGATCTTTAATGTTGGAAGATAATAGAGTTTATGATGCAAAAATTTATGGAATTTATGACGGTTATTTGGAAAGAAATTCTGGTATAGATATATGGGTTCATAATATTGAAGAACCTTTGTCTATATCTGATGAAATTACCTATAATAGTGATGGTGAGGCAGTATTAAGTTACGGACCTATTGTTGATTCAGAATATAATGATAATAGTATATATGATTATACAGTTACAGATGGAACTGAAAGATCTGTATATGAAAAGAAAGTAAAAACAGGAACACCAGGTTCTTCAGATGTAATTAGTTATCATACTGATGAATTAATTGTAAATCTACAAAGAGTTTTAGAAGATCCTGAATATCTTCTACTTTATTCTCCAGGGACAGTATTAGTTAGAAAAGCGTTTCGTGTTGTTATTTATATGTATATACCAATTGTTGTAAAAAGTGGTTATTCATTTTCTGATGTAAGAGATAGAATCAAGGATAACTTAAGGAAATTTATACAAGGTGGTACGGTAAACAGTATAACATATCAAAGAAAGAAAATATTTGAAAGTGTTGATAAATCAGATTTATTGAGTATAGTTATCAATACAGAAGGTGTTGATGCTGTAGATTTAGGACAATTAATATTGAGAAGGAAGGATAATAAATATCCTGATGATATTGAAATTATCTGTAAATATAATGAATATCTTGATTATGAAGATGCTGATGTGGAGGTTATAGAATTATGAAGATACAGATAACTAATGTATCACGAGTAGTATATGAAAGATTGAAGCAACTCTTGGATGAATATGTATATGATAAGAGTTACAATGCTTTACCACGTATAGACATAGAAATAAAAGGAATAGGGTTTATTCCAAATACTTCATATAAATTAGTACATAATAATAATATTTATAGTATTTTAACAGATTCTTCAGGAGAGTTTAAATATATGTTAAGATTGTATTATGAAGAACCAAATCAGATTTATGTCACAGATATTGTTGGAAATATACTAACAGAAACTTTAACTGTAGAAACTTATAATTTTCATAGTTTGGTATATGTTTTATCTGAAGTGGTTAGAAATAATTTGATTGATATATTACAAACACAACAAAATGTATTTTTGGATAGTGTTAAAGGTGATAGTATAAGTAACTTTAAATCTGATGTTGATTTGTATTATCCACAAAATTATATAAATAAAATTCCTTATGATTTGAATTATACAGATTATACAACTGACGAAATAAAAAAGATACTTAGATTTATGTATAATGGATTCGTATTAATGACTATTATGGATCTTGAAGAAATATTCCAAAAAATACTTGATGATATAAATCTTGAATTAAAAGTTTATCCACAACCGTTGAATACTTTTTTAATTTCTACTGAATATATACATGCAGATCCTCTTGATAATAGTAAGTTGATAGTTGAAGAGATACCTTTTTGGTATTTTGATACGCCTGGCCTTCTTGAATATACTGAGATAACTTTCAGTAGTGATGGAATATATTATGTTTATTTAGATGGAACAAGAAGTGGTTATAAGTTTACCGTTAGTTATACTAATACGATTCCTTTTATGCTTAATCAGTTGGTGAATGAAGTAGGAGTTACTAATATATTTACAGATGATGAAGGATTAGTTACAGGAATAAAAGGGAATAGATATCTTTATACACAAAGAAATATATATGAACAAGTTTTATCATTAACACCGAATCCAGCAACTTATTATAGTGATTTTGAAAAGAAGAGAGCAAATCTCGTTGTATTAAATTCAGTAGATTCTACTCTAAATAGTTTGGATCTACAGTATTATAGTTTGTATTGGCCAATTGTAATAGGTATTGTTAAAGTTGAAGGTGGTGTTATAACTGATATCATAAGAACATATAATGAACCGAATCATGTTAGACCTTATTATGATATCGGTGTTTATGAAATATATATTGTTACAGAAAAAGAAGATCTAACAAATTTAATACATTATTTTGATTTTGAAACTTACAGAAATAAGTTATATGATTTTACACCTCAACAAACAATAGAAATAGATATGAGTTATAAATGGACTGATGGTTATAATGGAAAAGCGGTTATATTTGAAGAAGAAAAACAGTTAGTTAGTGGATTGGATTTAAGTTCTAATGACTATTCATTTGTATTTTCTTTGTTTGTAACCAATCCAGATGTTACTAATTTACAAAATCAGATAAAGATTAGTGATGATATATATTTTGATATAAATAATCAAGGTCTAAATCTACATATAGGAACATATCTTTATTCGTATGATTTCGGAAGGCACTTTTTCGGAATTTCTCTACAGAATAGTGGTAGTTTTATATTGTTCCATAATGGAACTTACATTTCTGATTCTTATACCGTTACTGATACAGACTTAGAACTTAGAGTATATAAGAGTATTGGTTATATGAGTTCTATCAGAATATATCAGAAATTTATAAACGATTATACAGGACTTTATAGAATGGATGTATTTTTTGTAGATTGTAAAAAAATATTAGATACCATAATACCAGAGAATTTAAATGTACCGATAATAACAACAAGTGGTGAAAATTTAGATGTTGAAGAAGATTCTGTATTCTGGTTACAAACCTTTCCTGGTTATAGAAGGAGGTGAACATGGCTTATGTAAAGATACTTTTTCCTAATCATACTATTGTAAAAACTGAACAACTTGAAAGTATATTGGAAAATAGTCTTGATACTATCAGAAAAGTTTTATCAAACTTAGGTGAACAACCTGGAATAGTTGGTAATAAGAATTCCGACGATTTAAAAATTACAGATTATTCGTCGGATGGTGACAATTTAAGTTTCAAGATACAACCAGGAATAGGTGTTACGTTTACAGGTAAAATAATAGTAATTCCATCTGTTATAACTGTAAATGTTAGTGGATTAAGTAATTGGAATAACAAGTATATAACATTGAATTATCAAACACAGACTACAAGTTCTTTACAAACAATAAAAACAACAACTGGTGAAACAATTGATGTTTCTGTAGAAAGAGTTTCTGATTCTTCTATAGTAACATTTGAAGATACTGATTTAAGTGATATAAATGATGTAATAATTTTAGGAATGTTTAAGTGGGATGGTTCAGACTTAACTTATATTGGCAATCCACCTTATAGAAAGTATTTTTCAATAAAAGTTTCAGCAAAAACAAAATTAAGTGATTATACTGAAGTAACTGGTAATTTTGTTACATTTGCAAAGAAAGATGATGGTAGTGATGTTAAACCATTAAGTCCTTATATTTATGAAGGTGGATTTTATTTAGTTGATAGTGATAATAATCAATATTTACAGATAAGTTATTCTTATGTTAAGAAAGTAGGTAATATAGTAATCCCGTCAACAATAATTATTAATAACACTAAAATAGAGGAATCAACAGATATAAAAACTGGTTATCCTGTTCCAGGTGGAAGTGGGAATGATTATAGTGTATCATTTTATGATGGAACTAATTTAGCATCAAAAGGACTATGGTTCGTTTATATTGAATATGATGAAACACAAAATCCTCCTTTTGTTATAAGAAGAGAATTGATTTTTGAGTATGATGTTGATGATCCTTATGATTTATATCAATACAGTGTTATACTTAAAGAATATAATCCACACCCACCATTTTTTGATTGGAAAGAAAGAGTTACAATTACTTATGTTAGATTACCAGGTTTATTAGAATATATGACACATAAAATGGGTAATGGTTATGAATGGTGGTATAATAAAAAGAGATTGCCGTTGGCATTTATTTGGGTAGATCATACTGATGTTGATAGTGATGGAAATGATGAAATAGTTTTTGCAAAAACAGTTGTTATACAACCTGGACCTGGAGTTGGTGCTTTAAAGATTTATAATTGTTATCAAGATACTGTAGATGATGGTAAAATATGGCCTGAATCAACTGGACGTATAACAAATACAAATTATGTTCCTTATTATCAGCCGACAGATTCTATAAGAGGTACAGAATTAAAAGCATTTGATATAATAACATTGGATTATGATTTATTCGATATGTTAGAAAGAAAAGGAAAGAAAATTGATAATGCTACAACTACAAATAGATATTTCAGGAACAAACTGACGGAATGGATAGAAAAACATGAATCTACAGAAAATCCTATTATATATAGTCATGATGCATCACAAATAAAAAGAAATGATGGGTATACAGTTTTAGATGACGATAATCCTTATGCAGAAGAAGATGTTGATTCAGCATTAAACAAATTAGTTGAATATGTAAAATATCATGCAGCATATGATTATGTAATAATAGCAACAGGTGATGAAACTAAAGATAGACAAGCATTAATCGATGCTTTTAGTTATTTAGACCATATAGGTGGTGGTAGTTTGATGATTAGAGGTACGACTTTGAACTTAGGAAGTGATCCTCTAACACTGATATGTCACGGAAGATTATATATAAATAGTGGAAGAGTATTTTGGTGGACTCCTGGTTCTACATTAGATAAGGATATACAGGTTATTCAAGGACAAACAATGTATATAGAAGGTGGTTATTTCTATGGACAAACTATTAGAGGAGAAGAAGTATATATGAAAGGTTCTGGAGGTGCTATACATATTGAATTGAGGGAAAGCAGATATAAATTGTCTTCACCGAATACAAGTTTAAATTCACCGACAAGATTTGAAATTGAAGATACTGAACAACTAACAGATTTGTATCTTTTAGGTCATTATGAATTCGGCAGTGATTTTTACAGTCCTGCCCTTACTACGGCTACTCCTATTGAAGGTTCTTCTATAAATATTGAAGGAGTAAATGTCAATGGAGGAATTTATACTTACGGATATAATGAAGATGGAACACAAACATATAAATTTGATACAATAAGAATTGAAAAAACATATGTTAGTACCAGATTTAATATAGGAATAAATATAACAGTTTCTAATATAAAAGTGATTGATAGTAAATTGGAAGCTATCAATTTTATTGGATATACAGATAAAACTGAAGAATATTTATCTTTAAGTAATGATTTTGTTATTGATAATTGTATTTTAAATAGATTGCATAATATGCAGATATATGGTGAAAAATTGGTTATTTTAAATAGTAAGATAAAATTGCAAGATATATTATTTGCTGAAATGAATGGATTTGAAATAAGAAATTGTGATTTTCTTGATTATACTTCTGAACCTAAGAAATTTTATTTATTGTTTGAAAGATTACCAAGTATTATTGAAAATTGTAGATTTAACATAAAAGACGAAGATATAACATATGAACCAATAGTTCCTTCAAGTCTTTATCCTATTACAATGGATCGTTCAAGACAACTCTCTTGGAATGATTATGGTTTTTTATTTATAAAACCAAGAATTTCACAACAGTATCCACCTTGGTCTACATCTATCAAAATATGTAATAATACTTTTTATTATCCAAAAGGTGATATCGATTTGAGCAGAAATTTAGAAATATTACAATTTATTGTAAAAACTGATGGATCTGGTGGTTATACAGAATTTAATGCTGATATAACTATTGAAGGCAATGTATTTTATACTAAAGGTACAATATTTAATTCAACACCAAATATTGCTTGTATTGGAATACCTATTGGTTTACAAAGAAATCATCTAACAAGAGTAGTAGGTAATTTATTACGAGGTGATGATATCCCACAAGCTGATGGTGATTTTTATTTGGTTTACTATTCAAAATTTTCTGATACTCAACCATCTTCAGGATTTGTAGCTACTTTTTGTATTGAATTTTTTGCTAATCGTTTACCTGGAGCAGCTTATTGGTTTATTTGGATGTATTATGATAATGAAAACCCACCTGATGAAAGTCCTTTGATTCCTAATAATGGTCAATTGGATCAGTTTAACACTGTAACACCAGGTTATTATGTATTTTAACATACTAAAAAGGAGGTGTAATATGAAAATCTCAACTTCTTTTAAAATAACAAAATATATAGCAAAAGATACTTCTGTTTCAGCATTTTATGTTTTTTATATTGGTTCAAATAGTAATTCAATTTCCATTAATACTGATACTTATGATGTTTATATCAGTGATGGGACAGATCTTAGAATAGAGTTTGGTTTTTCAAAAAATTTTTTATTTTTGTATGTTAGAGATAGTGATAATAATGTTTTGTACAAATATGACTATAGTGATACACAAAATGATCTTAATAAAAATAAGGATATAACAGACTACTCTTCAGATGCGGTTTCTGTAAGTATTGATTTGGATACAAAGATAGGTTATACTATCAAAATCTCTTATGATGATACGAACAAAGTAATACAATTTGTTTCATCATGAAAAAACTAAACTTATATCTTAGTATTACAATACTCGTTATAATTGTTATAACAGTATCTGTTTATCAGATACAAAGGAATATTATCTCTGATCTTAGAAGACAGATATTAAAACTTCAGTTACAAAACAATCATATAGAGCAAGTGAATGATTCCCTATATACTGTTAATGTTTTATTGACAAACAATTTGAATTTTTTAAAAGATAGTTTAAAATTTTTAAAACATGAAGTTATTCAATATCAAAATGTTAGTCTTAAATGGAAAAATAAATACTTCAAAATTTTAACAAATGTAACAGTTTTTAAAGACACTTTTTACATAAAATTTAACAAGAAATATGGTATACTTACTGTAGATGGTTTGGTGAAATATATTTTGAAAAACAAAAAAGCAGAGGTTAATCTTAATCTTCTATACGAACCTTTAGAGATAACTATTGCTTTAGAAAGATACAAAAATGAACCAGTAGTGTCTTGGATAAAAGTTTCAGATACTACAATAATTATATCAAAAGTAAATATTGTAACGAAAGAATCATTATTTTACAAGAAAAATAAAGGGTATGTTTTTGGTTATGAATATTCATCATTTTCTGGTCATGGTGTTTTTGTAGGTTATAGATTTGAGCCTTTCGTTGTAGGAGTAACAATACATAAATCAGAGATATCTTTATCTATTCTTTTACAAATTTAAATTCTTAAAAATTTCATTTTCTGGACATATATAAATAAATAATATTTATAATTATTATTATAAAGTTATTAAATATGTCCAGAGAACAAAGATAAGATAACATGTAAATGGAGGTAAATTTGAAATTTCTTGTTGAACCTATCTTCACCAGAATAATAGATGGTCTGAATACAAAATTAGAATCTGAGATATCAGAGTTACTAAAAGTACGACCTGAAAATTACTATTTCTATAAGAGTTATAAAGAAGGTAGATGGGATGGTTATTTCAGATTCTATAGATATAAAAAATTCTTTACGGGTTTATTTTATGAGATTGTTTTACCATATATCAAGAAAAATGGCATAGAGTTTAAAATCATTAGGTATAAATTCCCAGAAGTAAAAAATAGTTACGAGTTAAAAGGTATTGAATTAAGAGATTATCAGAAAAATATGATTGAAACAGTTTTAAGTAAAGGAAGGGGAATAATACAATTGCCTACTAATGCTGGTAAAACAGAGGTTGCTTTAGGTATTGTAAAAGCGTTTGGTTCAAAAACTTTATTTGTTGTAAACAACAAAGATTTACTTTATCAAGTAGTTGATAGATATAAGTTGAGAGGATTGGGTGAATATATGGAATTAGGCATTTATGGAGATGGTAAAAAACAAATTAGGGATTTTACTGTTACTACTATACAGAGTTTAATGAGAGATTTCAATAATGAATTCAAAAAGGTAGAAGTTCTTATACTTGATGAGTGCCATCATTATACAAATAATAATTGGACAAAATATGTTAAAAAGATTCCCGCAAGAGTGAGAATAGGTTTATCTGCAACACCATTAAGAGATAATGTTATACAAGATTGGTTTCTGATAGGATTAACTGGTCCTGTTATTAGTTCTATTTCAAACAAATATTTGATAGAATTAGGATATTCGGTTGAACCTGAGATACATATGAAAGTTTTTTATAGTAGGATAGATACAAGTGGTTTCGAAAATTATCATGATTATTACAATGCTTTGATTATGAACCCTGAAAGAAATAGATGTATAGTAGAAAGAGTTAAGAAGTATAAGAATAAATCTATATTGGTATTAACAGATAGAATATCACAAGGTGAAATTCTGAATAGATTAATTGAAGGTTCTGTTTTTATAAATGGTGAAACAAGAAGTGAACATAGGTTAAAAGTTAAAGAAAGATTTATACAAGGTAAAGTTAAGGTTCTAATTACAACTCTTTTTGATGAAGGTATAGATATACCTAATATAGAAGTTCTTGTTTTTGCGTCTCCATTTGAAAGTATGATTAAAACGTTACAAAGGTTGGGTAGAGGTATGAGAATAGATGGTAAGAAGAAGAAGGTTATTGTACTTGATTTTATAGATAAGGGTATAAATTACTTTTATGAACATAGTATGAGGAGGAAAAGTATATATGAAAAGGAAGGATTTAAAGTTATTTACGAGGAATAGATTGTATATAAATAACGGTAAAAAATGTTTTGAAGTCAGAAACGGTTATTTGAATAAGAAAGAAATGAAATTTAAGAGAAAAGGTGTTTTTCTTAAAATTAACTCTAAATACTATGTTGATTTGAATAAAAGAAAAATATGTGATTCTTATGGTTTTTTCGTTAAAGAAATTCCATTCTTTCCAAGTAGAGAAAGATTGGTGTTATATTTCAGAGAAACAAAATCAGAGTTATTCAATTTGTATATAAAATATCTTTCGTTGTATATAGGTGTTTCGATATATATTGATGATAAGTATGTTTATGAATTCAAAAGAGTAGAAAAAAAGATAAGAAGTAAAGGAATATCTTTTGAAACTTATTTGGGTTTTGTTTTTAATAATACAAAGAATTATTTTCCTAATCCTAAAGAGATTCTGAATGATTATAAGTATATTGAAAAGGGTGAATTTTTTGATGTAGAAGATGAGTGGTTAAAAGGTATGGAAGATACTAAACTACAGGATTTTTTCAACGAAAAGAGTAATCTATTTCTGTGGTTATTTGATGATAGAGTGTATAAATATTTTTTCTTAGGAAAACTACCTAAAAGTTATTATAATTGGTTTGAAAAGAATGATTATGAAACTTGGAATTCTTTAATTGCATGTATATATATACTTGATAGAAATCCTTTTCTTAGAGATTTGTTGAGAAGGAGGTTAAATGTTTGATATAGAGTTACAGAAGAAAATAATAAAGTTTCTGGTTAACTATAGGAGAATGGATTTATTGAATCTTCTTGATGAAACTTTATTTGATGATGATTTACTTTCAGAAATATTTCTTTATATTAGAAAGTATTCCAAAGAGAAAATGATGATTCCTGGTTTTGATATGATAAGATTTGAATGTGGTGGTATCTTTGAAAATGAGTCAGAATTTACAAGTAGAAAAAAGGATATAGTTAGTTTGGTGGATGAAATATCAAGTCTTGAAATAAATCCAGAGGAGATAGAAAATCTGATAATAAGATTTATACAGGTTCAGAAACTTAAGTTTCTATTGTTAGATGTTTCTGATGATGTAGTTAGAGGAGAATTAAACATAAATAGTTATATGGCAAGATTACTTGAGTTGAAGAGAATAGAAGAAACAAGAGATGAAAAGTTTTTAGATTATTTTGAGAATCCCGAAATTGTTACGAAATCTGAAATGAAAATTCCTACTCCTTTTCCCACTTTGAATAAATATCTGAGAGGTGGTGTATCTTATGGTGAGTTATGTATGGTACTTGGTGAAACGAATATAGGTAAAACTATGTTTTTATTGAATCTCGTTAAACCCGCTTTGATTATCGGAAAGAATGTTCTTTATATAACTTTGGAGATACAACCAGAAGACCTGAAAGTTAGATTAGGTAGTATACTATCAGGATTTACGTTTGAAGAGATGATGAAAAAGAAGAATAAGTTTCTTAAGAGAATACAGAATTATAACAAAAGTAAATTATATATACTGGGATACCCCAGCGGTGCCAAAAGTGTTTATACGTTGGAAAGAGATATACAAGAATTTGAAATGGATGGTAGTAAAATAGATATGATGATTGTTGATTATCCAGATTTGTTCAGTCCTGAAGCAAAAGATGATTGGATAAGTTTAAGTAGAATATATTCTGTTTTGAGGGGATTTGCAGTGAAATATGATATGGTTATCTGGACAGCGTCTCAGATAAGAAGAGAGGATTTTGGTTCTGATTATAGTAATAAATCTGTTGGTAGATCTATAGAGAAAATAAATATAGCGGACCACGCTTTTGGTTTAATTAGTAAGAATTCAGAATTAAAAAGATTAAAGATATTGAAGTTAAGAAGACCTGGTAATTTCAGAGGTAAGTACATTAAGTTAAGTGTTGATTATTCGGTGGGTGTTATAGTTGAGAACAGTTCGGGTGATGTTAGAACGGTTTCTTTAGATTTATAGAAGAGTTGGTTAGTTTTTATAAGAAAAGGAGGTGAATTGTGAAAGATGTTAAGATATCTTTTGACTCGGAGATAAAGAAATATTTTTCCAAACTTGTTGGTTCTGGTTTTGAGGAGGTTATGATAAATTTTGATAAGAACAGAATAAGAATCGAACAGGGTAGTAAAGACAGGAGTAAGATACTTCAGTTAATTGTAACTGATAAGAATGAGAACGTGTTGGAGTATTCGGTTAAGAAACCGTTTTCTGTTATTGTCCATGATATTAATATGTTCGTTAAGTATCTGAATCTTTTTTCGGATGTGTCTATAACTTATGATGATGAGGATATGAAGATAATTTTACATGATGATAAGAAAAAAGTTAATGTATTTCTTATTGATGAACAGTATTTTGATAAAACTTTTATTGTTAAGAAAGATGTAGATTTTAAAATCAAGGAAATAGAGACTGATTTATTGAAAGATACAATAAAATCATATTCTTATGTTTCTGCGGAGTATATGAAACTATTTACAGAAGATGGTGTTTTGAAGTATAGAGCTGGAGAAAGAGATGTTATAGAAGGTGTTATAAAGAAAATAGATATAGAAGTTCCAGAGGTTTTTGTTTCAAATGAATTTATTGAAGTAGTTAGAAATATTCAGGAGAGTAAAGTAGATATGAATATCGACGAGAATATGGTGTCTATAAGAGAAGAAGGTGAAGGTTATGTTTTTATAGGACATGTCAGTACGGTAACAGTGGAGATATAATTATGATATGGGTTGAGAAGTACAGACCAAGAGAATTTAAGGATGTGGTGGGTTTGAAACCTGGTATAGAAGAAATTGTAGAAAAAGGTGATATACCACATTTCTTATTTGTTGGGCCTCCAGGTGTTGGTAAAACTACCACTGCGAGAATAATAGCAGATAAGTTAGATAGTGTACTTTTAGAGTTGAATTCTTCTGATGAAAGAGGTATCGATGTTATAAGAAATAAGGTCAAGGATTTTGCAAGAATGAAAAGTGATAAATTGAAGATAATCCTTCTTGATGAGGCAGATGGTTTGACCAGTGATGCGCAAGATTCGTTGAGGAGATTAATGGAATTATATCATTTTAATACGAGATTTATTTTTACGGCAAATTATGTAGGTAAAATAATAGAACCTTTGAGGTCCAGAACTACGCTTATAGAATTTCATCCTGCGAAACCGAAGGATATTTTGAAGAGATTGAAATATATATTAGATAGTGAAGAGGTTGAGTACGATGAGGAATTAATTTTATCTATAATTGATAATTGTTATCCAGATATAAGAAGGATGGTGAATGTATTACAGTTTAATGTTAAAGATGGTAAGTTACAGGATGATATACAGATTATGGATACAGTATCTGATGTTATTTTTGATTTGATAAAGAGTAAAGATTTGAAGAAGATAAGAAAGGTTTTGATAAATTACAGTGTGGATTATAATGTTTTGTATAAAAATCTTTTTGAGAAATTTTTTGAGATGAATAAACCAGAAATACTTATACTTATCTCTGAGTATATGTATAGGTCTTATTTTGTTGTTGATCCTATGATAAACTTTATAGGAATGGTTCTTAAACTTTTTGAATATTTATAGGAGGTTGTTATGGAAAAGTTTGTTTTGGAACTGTTTGGTAAGAAGATTGTTGGTTTAAGATGTTCTATGACTCTATCGTTGGGTGATGGTAATTTTTTTAAATTTGAACCTTTTGTATCAAGACCTTTGGATGATGATGAGAAAGTAGATGATGTTTTTGAAGAACTATGGGAACAGGTAGAAAAACAGTTGAATAAGGGAATTGAAAAAGTTTCTCAAATGTTAGAGAAATGAGAAGAAATATATTTCAGTTAATGAACTCTATACTTAAAGCAGAGTATGATGATTCAGAATTAAAAGAGTATAACCAGTATACTTTGAATAGATTCTTTTCAATGGAGGATAGTTTGTTACCTTTAGTTGAATATTTGAATCGTTTTTCTATTTTTAAGTTAGATAAAAGATTACAGTATCTTGTTACTTTTTCTTTGTTGAGTGGTTATTCTAAATACATAAATATTTTGAAGAAAGAAAGGATAAGTCGTTCTGATTATGTGGATAGATTTGAGGAAAGGGTTAGAAAGTATCTGAAATTGTCAAAAAATGATTTCAAAGTTTTTTATTCGAATTTTTTGAAAGAAATTGAGTATTATATTATGAAGTTTGGTTTTGAGGACAAGCAGAAACTGAGGAGATATTATGTAGAGGAGGATACAACTGAAAAGAGAAACACTAAGAAAAGGAGGTTAAATGATCTCTTTTAGTGAAATTTATGAAGATGAGTATGTTCAAAGAACAGTGTCCAGATTGATGAAATTAGGTTTCAGTAGAGATGAGTTAGTCTCAATGATGTTTCTCTCTTACAGTGATTTTGTAAGACATGCAGAACGAGATTCGAAGAAAGACAATAAGAAGTATTTTCTTATGAGTTTTGTCAATAGAGTTAGAGATGAATTCAGAAAATGTAGAACCGCACAGAATTTTGAGGTATTATTCAGTGAATCGGGATATGGGGTTGATGTAACGAAATACGAAGAAAGTTGTAAAGGCAATAATATTGTGCTTACTGATGAAGAAATAGAGTATTTGAGGACACATTCAATTAGTTTGAAAGGATTAAGGAGAGTCTTTAAAAAAAGAGCGGATGAAATATTAGAAGTTGTTTCAATGGTTTTAGAGAATAAGAGGGATAGTTTTTATAAAAGAAAGAGGAAAAAGAAGGAGGTTGATATGTTAACAAAAAATGAAATTTGGTGGTATAATCTTATGTATAAGGGAAAAGGTAAAAGTAATAAGTTTACTTCATACATCGAAAGTAATGTTGATAGTGGAGTTGCAGAATCCGATGTTGATTGTTTTGCAAGAGCATATGATGAAATTGAATGTAAGGATTGCGATCTGAAGGAGGAATGTATGGTAGCAAGTAGTTATTTTCAAAATGTTTATCTTTACGGTAGAAGTCCGAAAGATGTTTTTTCATTCAGTAAGTTTAGATTTTTACAACATGAATTACAAAAAGAAGGAATAGAGGTTAAAGGACTGAAAGATTTGAAAGAAGTTTTACAACAGAAAGAGGAAGATGAACTAAATTTAGTAGAGAGATTGGCTGTTAATTCGGATAAAATAGAGTTGGTTGTAGATTGTTTTGGTTTTCATTCTGGGGTAGATGAACAATGTAGAAATTGTTATTTAAAAGATTTATGTAAATGTTATACACAGGATACTTTTGGAGAATCTTTTTCCGAAAATATTTCTGAAAGGAAACCAAGAAAAAAAGAGGTTAAAGAAGAAAAGAAAACAGGTAAGATAGAAGTGGAGTTAAATGAAAAATATGAAATAAGAGAAATGGAAGATAAATACAAGATTATTTTTGAAGATTACTTTGTTCTTATGTTCAAAAATAAAGATAAGGTAGAATTTTGGAAGTACAATGAGAAATTGAAGAAACAGGTGTTAAAATTGTTTGGTAAGTTTAAAGTGTCAGTGACAAAGTACTATATTGTGGTTAGAGGTGATGGTGTTAAAAAATTCTTTGAAGAAAAGTTTATGAAGAAATAGAAAAGAAAGGAGGAACAAACGATGTTTACATTAAAAAAAGATGATAAATTTAGTTATAGAGTTGGGTTGGTAAGAGAATTTCTTGAATCTTTTGGTATTGATTTAAATGATCCTCAGTTGAAAGATACTCCTGAAAGAGTAGTGAGGATGTTTGAAAAAGAGTTATTTAGAGGTATAGTTACAGAAGAGCCTGATTTGCGTTTGTTTCCTAATAGTGATAGTAATGTTTCTTATGATGGTATGATAGTAGTTAGAACAGATGGATATAGTCTTTGTGCACATCATTTAGTTCCTATAAGATATATTGCTTGGGTTGGATATATTCCAGAGGAGGAAGTGATTGGTCTATCTAAGATATCAAGAATTGTAGATTGGATTGCAAAAAGACCGCAGATACAAGAATTGATGACAGAACAAATTGCAGATTACTTATTTGAAAAGTTGAAACCAAAAGGAGTTGGAGTTTATATAGAGGCGCAACATTTTTGTATGATAATGAGAGGAGTGAAGCAAGAAAACAGTATTGTTAGAACTACTTCTTTGAGAGGTATATTCTACGAAGATAGTGTTAAACAGGAGTTTCTTAAATTGATAGATAAAGGAGTTCTAAAATGATAGTATTATTTTCTGGTGGATTAGATTCTTTTACCAATGCTTTGATGTTAAGAGAAAGAAAAGATGTTAAGGAAAAGAAGTTGATATTTTTTAACGAAAGAGTAGATTATTCTGACGTACAGGAGAGAAGAGTTATTGAATTGCATGATAGATTTTTTGATAGTATGGAGTTGTTAGTAGTTGAAAGTGTTTTTAATTTTTATCTTATTGTTAAAGAGGACGGTGAGATTCCTTTTCGTAATGCTTATTATATTTTGTATGCTATGGAACATACTTTAGATAAGACTGTTATAATAGGTAATGTAGATGGTGATAATATATATGATAACAATGAGGAGTTTAGAAGAAGATTAACAGAGGTTTTGAAGTTAAAGTATGAGAATCCTGTTATAGATAGTTTTACGAAAAATATGACAAAGGGAGATGAAGTAAAGTATATAGAAAAAATTGAACCAGATGCATTGAATTATATTTATTCTTGTTTTAGAGGGGAGGAAAAAATGTGTGGTAATTGTCCTGCTTGTTTTAGATTATTTACGGCTTATTCCGTTAATAATCTTGAGTATTTATTGGAATTTGAGAATGATATAAGAAAGAGTGAAGTGTTTGATAGTTATTTTAAGAAATGGAAAGAAGGTAGATATCATGGTAGAAGAGCAGAAGAAATGGAGTATGTATTCAGAAAATATGGTAAGTTGTGATGTGTGTTAATTGTATTTGTTTTAGATAAGGAGGTGAGTTATGGTTAGAGAAATTTGTGAAAAGAAAGGTATTCTTTATCCAAAAAAACCAGTGGCTGTATTGTATTTTAACAGATATTGTCCTTACAAATGTCCTTATTGTGCTATAAGAAAAGATGATGCAAAACCAGAAGGTGAATTAAGTGCTAAAGATTGGTTTGATATTCTTGATTATTTGAAAGAAGAATTTGAAATTAGTTTTTTCTTGATACTTGGTAATGAACCTTTAAGTATGGGTGAAAAGTTGTTAGATATACTGGATTTTATGAACAGTAGAGGTTATTTGTATAATTTTTATACATCATTTCCAGAAACTATCGATAAGAGTTTTATGCATGAGGTTTTTGATGTAACTGTTTCTGTTTCTGGTGCAGTAGATACTTTTTTTCAGAATGGAAAAATACCAGTTGAAACTTTACGAAAATCAAAGAGAGTTTATCAAGCATTAGTTGAAGCGAAAAATAGAGGTGTTAGAGATGTTTTTGCTACTTTTACTCTTGCTAACTACAATGTGGATCAGCTTAGTAGTATAGTTAGAAAACTATCTTTTGAAGAAATATTTGTTGATGTAAATGTTTTACATTACAAACCAGAGGGTTTGGATTATTTTGATTTTTTTAGTGAATATTCGAAATTTTTTGTTCCAAAAAGAGATGTTGTTCTTAAGAAACAGTTGGAAGAGATAATAGAGATGATAGATTCTCCTTTGGGTAAATACATACAACCACCTAAAGAATATTTTAGAGATATATATTTGTATGGAGTAGAACAAAGACATAAGTGGATATATGGCATGGGTTCGATTTCTATAGATTCTGATGGTAGTATGAGAGTTTGTGCTTACAGAAAGTTCGTTGATTATAAAGTTACAATATTTGATATAATGAGAAGTAAAGAGAAGTTGGAAGAATTTGTAGATAGAAAATACAAGGAAATGTTGTTTTGTGCTGGTTGTTTTTGGGAGTGTATTTGGATGTTAGATTATAGTGAGAAAACGGGTGATTTTAGATTTGATTTAGATGTAGTAAGAAGAGTTAATGGGGATAGAGGTTGAGTTCATATATATGAAGTAGGAGGTGTTTATGTGTGGAATAGGTTTTTATTGGGCTAAAGAGAGTCTTGATAGTGTATTTGTAACACGGTTGATGTTAAGTACAGAAAGGAGAGGTAAAGATGCTTTTGGTTTTGTTTTGATTGATACGGAGAATCGTGATATATTAGAGTTGTATAAAACGAGAGGATCTTTCAGTTCTAATATAGATGCGGTTCTGGATATTCTTAGTAGATATAATGGTTGTAAAGATAAGCTTGTTATATGGAATAACAGAGCACAGCCCATGACAGAAGTAGCAAGTATAGATGAGAAAGATATTCAGCCATTAGTTTCTGATAAGAGTGTTCTTGTTCATAATGGGGTTGTAGCAAATGATGAAGAATTAAAGAAAGAGTATTTTCCAGATATTATATTTAAAACAAATTTGGATTCAGAGGTAACTCAGAAATTGTTGGAAAAATATGATTTTGATTTCAAACATGTTTTAAGTATGGTGTCTGGTGGTAGTGCGTATATAGTATATGATATAACAAGTAATGTTTTGTATCTTGTTAGAGATTTTAAACCTTTGGCTCATGGTTATGTTTGTGGCAAAGGATATTTTGGAGTATCGGATGTTGATGAATTACATAGATTATTAGGAGAAATGAATATCATGGTTTGGGAGGATTTTTGGTGGGGAGAACTTGAACAGTTTACGATATATAAGGTCAATATATCTGAGAAAGGAGATATTGAGAAATATAGATTTGAACCTTACTATATTTCTTATCTTCCAAAGAAAGATAAAAATAAGGTTATAGTTCTTGCATCTGGTGGGGTTGATTCAACAACCGCGGCGTATGTTGCAAAGAAGATAGAAAAGAAAGATGTTTTATTAGTACATTTTAATATAGGACAGAAGAGTCAAGAAAGAGAGAAAGAGGCAGTTAGTTTAATAGCAGAAGATTTGAAGGTTCCAGTTAAATTTATAGATTTAGATTTTTTCAAAGATTTTGGTGCTTCTGTTTTGACAGATAGTAATCTGGAACCACCAGATGCTTATAGAGAAGGTCTTAAATCTACTGTGTGTTGGACACCAGCAAGGAATTTGATTATGTTATCTATCTTAATGGGCCTTGCGGAGGCAGAAGGTTATTCAGAGATATATAATGGTTTTACATTAGAAGAAGAAGGTGCATATCCTGATAATTCAGTTTCGTTTTTTAGAGCAATGAATTATGTTAGTGATTTTGGAACTTTGAGTAGACCTAAAGTTAAGATGGTTCTTGGTAATTTGATGAAACCAGAAGTTGTTAAATTAGGAAGTTATCTTGGTGTTCCTTATGAGTTGGCTTGGTCATGTGATAGAGGAGGTGAGAAACAATGCGGAAAATGTGGCGCTTGTTGGTTAAAGAAGGTTGCTTTCATCAGATCTGGTATCGAAGATAGAACAGATTATGAGTTTAAAGGACTTGTTGAGGATATTAGATTTACGGAAAAAGATATAATAAAAGAAGATATTGAATCATTAGTAAGGAGGTTAAGGATAGATGAAAGAGATAAAGAGAGATTTTTGGAAGAAGTGGGAAGAAAGAGATAATTTCATTTATCTTCCTGTTATTTTTGGATCTCTGTTGAATAAAAGTTATTTTGAGGAGTGGAGAGAGACTATGTTCTACTTTAACTATCTTATTTCTGGTTATGAGTTTGATAAGAGCATGTTGAAACAAATAGATTGTTTTGAATATATCAAACAAAGAGGTTTATTTTTGTCAGATTCTGGTGGATTCCAGGTCTTTTCTTTTGGTGCTTTTATTAATCCAAGAAAGCTTGTTAGATACCAAACGAAGTTAACTAATATGGGTTTCATACTTGATTCTCCCCCTTATAGACCAATAGAAGGTAAGAATAAGGGATTGATATCAGAATTTGATTTTGATAATTTTGATGAACATTTACAGAAAACTATTAGATGGACAAAAATGATGTTAGAAGATTTAGATGATAGTGAATTTTCTTTGGGTGGAATAATACATGGAGTTAGTTATGATACTATGAATAAATGGTATGATTCTATTATGGATTTATACGATTTCAAGTTTTGGGGTCTTGGTATAAAGCCACCGAATGATTTGTTTAGATTAACAAAGTTTCTTAAATTTATTGAAGAAAAGAAAATAAAATCAATACATTTGTTGGCAGTTTCAGGAGTTAGAGCAATATTGTTTTTGCTTTACTATCAGAGGTTTCTTTACAAAGATGTATATATTACTTTTGATTCATCTACTCCTATAAGATATTCATCTATGAGAACTATTATTTTCTGGAATGGTAGAAGTTTGTTGGTGGATAGAAATCTGAAAGGTATTAAAGTGAAGGACATAAAAGTTGAAAAGATATATGAGGAAAACAAGAATTTGATTTATGATAATACAAGGTTGAAGAATTTTATGATTAGGAATATGGACAGAAAGTTTAAGAAAGAAACAGATTTGAATGTTTTTCTATATCTTTGTAATGTTGCTACAATACTTGACATGATAGATTATCTAAGAAATTGTGAAGACGAGGAGTTTATAGAGTTATTTAGAACGAATATAAAGGATTCTGTTAGATTATTGAGTATCTATGATAATAATGATTTTAGTTTCAGTCCAGAGGTGAAAAAGAGAGGTCTATTTTGAAGATTGCTAATATTTATGCAGATGGTCATATAGTATATTTATTTTTGAGAGATGGAAATAAATTGGAAATTAAGAAAATTGATGATTTCTATCCTTATTTTTTTGTTCCTACTAAAAATGGTAAATATGTTTCTCTATCTGGTAAAAGATTGAAGAAAATAGTTCTTGGTCATCCATCTGAAGTTAGAGAAGAAAGAGAGAAGTATGATGAAACTTATGAATCAGATGTTTTGTATAGAAATAGATTTTTGATAGATAGAGTAGATGAAATAGAAGAAACTTATTTGAGAATATGGTATTTAGATATAGAAATAGTTTCAAGTAGTTTTGCAGACCCGAATAAAGCGAATCATCCTATAAACATAATAGGAATATATGATGATATTTTAGATAAGTATTTTAGTTTTGTTTATCTTGATTTTCTTGATGAAGATGTAATAGATAGTAAGTCCTGGCAAATTTTCTTGTTTAATGATGAAAGAAGGATGTATAGATATTTTGTAAAATTTATGAGGAAAAATTTACCTGATATAGTATATTCTTGGAATGGAGATAACTATGATTTTGTTTATTTATTTAATAGAATAGGACATAGTTTGATAAGAAAGATTTCACCATTAGAACGTATTGTATCAGATAAAGGTTGGTATGAATTAGCGGGTTGTTCTTTTCTTGATATGTTGAAGTTATATAGATACCTGACTGTTGGTTCTGGTATGAGAGAGAGTTATGCGTTAGATTATGTTGCTAAATATGAATTAGGTTATGGTAAAATTGATTATGAATTCAAAGATAAGATAGATGATTTTGAAGATCTGAAAGATATGTTGAGATATAATCGTAGAGATGTTAAAATTATGTTAGAATTAGATACAAAGATTTCTATAACCCAATTTTTTGATAATCTAAGAAGAAAAACAAAAAGTACTTGGGATCAGGTATTGATGAATTCGAGGATGATTGATAATTTTTTGTTGAACTATGCTAAACAGATATCAGTTGTTTTACCTAATAGAAAGAAATTGGATGATTCTTCTGGTAAGAAGTTCAAAGGAGCATTTGTTCTTGAACCTAAGAAAGGAGTTAGTAAATGGGTAGTAGAATTAGATATGACTTCTCTTTATCCATCAATTATGTATTCCATGAATATATCACCAGAAACTTTTATTGGTGAAGAAATAGAGTGTAGTAATTGTATAAAAATAGATAGATATAGATTTAGAAAGGATAGAGATAGTTTTTTGAAAGAAGTTATAGAATATCTATTTAACGAAAGAAATAGATTAAAGAAAGAAATGAAAAAACATGAGTATGGTAGTACAGAATATGTTAGTTTGTATAATCAACAATTCGCAATGAAGGCGCTAATAAATTCATTGTATGGATATTTTGCTTTTGAGAATTCAAGGTTTTTTGACAAGAGATTGGCTTCATCTGTTACTTATACCGCCAGATCTATTATTAGATTTGTTATTTCTTTAGTAGAAGATATGGGTTATGAAGTTATTTATTCTGATACAGATTCCATTTTTGTTTTGTCAGGTTTAGATAATCTTGATGATTGCATTGAGTTAGGTTATGAATTGAAGAAGAAGATAAATAGTTCTTTTGATTCTTTTATGAAAAAAGAATTTAATGTAGACTCTCATATATTCAATATTAAATTTGAGAAAGTTTACAGGAGAATAATCTTTCTTAACAAGAAAAGATATTCTGGTTTATTAGTTTGGGATAATGGACAGGATGTAGATGAGATAGAATTTGTTGGGTTAGAAGTTAGAAGATCTGATAATCCTGAATTCATAAAGAAATTACAGAGTTTGATTCTTGAAAAATTGTTGAGAGAGGATGTTAGTATAGATTATATTAGAGAATTCATGCAAGAATATTTTAATGCGATAAAGGAACAAGATGTAGAAAGTATTGGGTTTCCAGTTGGAGTAAATAAAGATATTGAAAGTTACAAGGGTAATCCAATACATGTTCGAGCAATAAAATATAGTAATAAATATTTGAGTATGAATATAACCAGAGGTGATAGAATTAGATATATCTTTATAAAGAAAGTTCCTCGTGGTTATCCAGATACTGATGTTATTGCTTTTGTAGATAAAATACCAGATGGTTTTGAAATAGATTATGATAGAATAATAGAGAGAACAAAGATGAAGATAAAGTATATAGTTGAAGCTTTAGGTTTTGATTACTCAGAATTTGAGAGTGGTCTTACGAGAAATAAGTTGTTTTAGTTATACTAATTAGTTTTTATTAAAAAGGAGGTTGGTATGATAGACTTAGAGAAAATTAAAAATGTCCGTGAGAAACTAAAGAAGATGAGTCGCAGATCTGGTGAATTTGATTTTTTCAGTCCTGAGGAAGGTAAGAATAGAATAAGAATTATTGCACCACCAGGTAGAAAAGTTCCGTTTAAGGAGGTAGGATATCACTTTTTGGATAAAACTTACCTTTGTCCACAAGTTACTAATAATGAAAGATGTCCGATTTGTGAGATGGTAGATAAGTTGGAGAAAAGCAAGTATAGTGAAGATATCAAACTTGCTAATAAACTTAGAGTTTATATAAGAGGTGCATGGATAATATTAGACAGAAAAGATAATAAAGTGAAAGTATGGACTTCTTCACAGAGAGTTTTTGAAGATTTGATAGATTATCTTGCGGATGGAGATTTCGGAGATTTCACCGATCCATTCAAAGGGAGAGATATTATATTGAAGAGAGAAACTCCAAAGAATGGTATAACGAGATATACAGTTCAATTTTTAGATCCAGAACCTATATATGAAAGCAAGAAGAAGATTAAAGAACTTTTAGAGAGCCTTCCTGATTTGGATAGTTTTGTTACAAAAAGTTATGATGATCTTAGAGATGTTTTAGAGGGATTTGTGGATGAAGAGGATATTGAAATTGAAGATGTAGAGGATGAAGAGAAAAAGAAGAAGAAAGTTAAAGGGATTGATGAAGAAGAGGGGACAAAAAAGAAATTCAGAAAGAGATCCAGATTACCAGAATGTTTTGGTGAATATGATGAGAATGATGAAGAATGTCAAGAATGTGAATATGCTGAAAAATGTAAGAAATACGTTTCTGAGGAAGTTGAAGATGTGGAGGATGATGAAGAGGATGATAACGAAGATGTTGTTGATGATGAGGACGAAAAAGAAGATAATGTTTCTGAAGATGAAGATAAAGAACTTGATGAATTGTTTAAGAAGTATAAGAGTCATAAGAAAAAGAGGAGGCTATTATGAGTTTTCTGAAAGATATGGATTCTGATTTGCATAAAATGTTGATGAAAGTAGATAAATATTTTGAGATAGATGAAGAGAATTTGGAGAAGGATTTATCCAGATTTTCTTCAGTCTATGGTTATTTTTCTACAAAACTTGCGAAATATCAGAGTCTTATGGAGAAAGCGAAGTTTGAATTGGGTAAATTGCAGGCAGAGTTGGATTCTGCATATAGAAGTAAATTCAGGGAAGAAGGAACTAAGTTTACGGAGAAGATGATAGAAAGTTCTATAATAACAGATGAAAGATATATAGATAAACAGGAGTTCTATCAGAATTTAAGAGAGGTTTTTCTTATATTGCAAAAGGTAGTAGATTCTTTATCTACAAAGAAAGATATGTTGATATCGTTAGTTTCGATGAAAAGAATAGAAAGTTCTATGGAGTGAGGTGATTATGGATGATATTTTTAAGAGCATAACCAGATCTTTGAAAGATGTTATTTTGTTGAATGATAATACTATATCAGATGTTGATAGTTGGATATCAACAGGAGTAGATGTTTTGGATAGTATAATGGGAGAAGGTGTTCCTGAAGGTAGGATAGTGGAAATTTTTGGTGATGAATCTACTGGTAAATCTACTTTGGGATTATCTATATTGAGACAGGTTCAGTTAAAAGGTGACAATTATATTCCTGTTTTAATAGATACAGAAGCCAGTTTTGATACTAAAAGAGCGGAGGAACTTGGTTTAGATGTTGGTAGATTGTTGTATGTTGATTTAGATACTATAGAAGATATTTTTGATTTCATGAAGAATATAGCAAAGGAGATAAAAAGTAAAGGTAATTACAGAACTGTTATTGTATGGGATAGTCTTGCAGCGACTACTACGAAAGCAGAATTGGAAGGTATGGTTGGAGACCAGCAGTATGGTTTACACGCAAGACTTTTATCGCAAGGTTTTAGAATGTATAGGAGACTTATGTCTGAATATAATGTTACTCTGGTGGTTATAAATCAGACCAGGGAGGCGATGAATACTGGTTATTTCGGTCCTTCTTATGTTACATTTGGTGGGAAGGCTTTGAAGTTCTACTCAAGTATAAGATTAAGAATGCGAGTATCTGAAAAGATTAAGAAAGGAGATGAGGTTGTAGGTGTTAAAATAAGAGCGGAAACGGTGAAAAATAAGGTTTATTCTCCTTTTAAAGAATGTTATATTTATCTTGATTTTGAAAAAGGTTTTGATAATTTTTATTCTTCTGTGGAGTATCTTTTACAGAAAGGTGTTTTGAAGAAAAGTTCTGGGTGGGTTGAATATAAAAATAAGAAATATAGAGTTGTAGATTTAGTTTCTTATTTTAAAGAGAATGAGGTAGAACTTAAACAACTAATGAAGGAGGTTACATGAAAAAAGAAGATAGTAAGATGAATCTACTTGCAAGTACAACATTAGGTAATATAGAGGTGAAAATTTATAAGACGCTTTCTGGTTATTATGTTTTATTTATTGATTCGACCATGCATATCATGAGTTCTGAGGAGTTTGTTAAGTTTTCGAAATTTCTTTATCATACTGTTTTGGTTGAGAGAGGTGTAAATGCGTAACAGGGTTATGTATCTTTTGGATGGTAATAGTATACTTTTGAGTAAGGATTGGGGTGATGGTTTATATAAAGATGGTAGGAGAGTTTCAGGGGTTATTTTATTCTTACAATATGTTAGTAAAGTTTTATCAGAGTATAATGATATTGATTATGGTTTACTTATTTGGGATTCAAGGGATAAACGTAAGATCAGTAAGTTTTCTAATTATAAGAACTATGAGAATAGAACCTTTGATAATGAAATAAAAGAGAAATTAGAACAGATTTCTCTGGTGAATGTTTTCATGAAAAATCTTGGTTTCAACATAGTAAAAGTTTTAGGGGTTGAAACAGATAATGTAATTGGTTATGTAGTCAATAGATTATTAAGAGATTTTTCATTTAGAGTTTTATCTTTTGATAGTGATTTATATCAGTTGGTTTGTTTTTCAGATTCTATAGTTATTTCTAAAAAGAAAGTTAATTCGGATAATTTTAAGGATGTAACTGGTTGTTCTAATCTTGAGGAATATTTACTTTATAAATGTATAGTTGGTGATATGTCAGATAATATTAAGGGTGTGAGAGGTGTTGGTCCAAAAAGGTTTTTTTCTATGTTAGATGAGAAAGGTATAAATTATCTTAAAAAAGAGTATAGGGATACGATAGACTTTTATTATGATATGGTTAATCTTAAGGTAGATGAACTTGGTTCAGATATGATATTTTTTGAAAAGGGTTCTTTGAATGTTGATATGGTTAGGACTCTTCTTTTTACATATGGATTTAGTTCTATATTAAAGAGGTTCTATAATTTTGTAAAACCTTTTAGAAGATTAGGTAGGAGGAAAAGATGAAGATTTTAGTTATGACAGACACACATTTCAGGACATATGGTAATAGGTTGGTTAATGGATTAAATGAGTTTTTCTTCAAACAAATAACAATTTTCGATGAAATAATAGATAAAGAAAGTCCAGATATTGTTATCTTTTGTGGTGATTTATTTGATAAAAGATATAAGTTAGATGTTGTTGTGTCTTATTTTGTATCTAAAGTTATAAATAAATATACGAGAAAAGGAGTTAAGTTTTATTTCTTAGTTGGTAACCATGATTTATATAGAATGAGTTTCATTAATTCAATAGAGGTTGTATCAGGATTGAATAGAGTGTTTAAGAAAAGAAAAGTAATAGATATAAATGGTGATAGTTTTGTTTTCTTACCCTATATCAAAGAGATAAATAGTAAAGAGGATTTGAAATTATTAAAAAATTTTTTAAGAAAGAATGACGGTTATCTGTTTGTTCACAACTATATAGATGTTTTCAACAAAATAGAGAATGGTAATGAGGTTGATTTTACAAATGCTGATGAGTATGTTATCTCCGAAAAAGATATATCTCATTATGAGTATGTTTTCTCAGGTCATAACCATTTGCATCAAGAAAAAGGTAATTTGAGAAATATTGGTTCTTTGTTTTATCTGAAATGGTCTGAGGTTGGTGAAAGAGGATACTATGTTTTGGATGAAGATAAGATTATGTTTAGAGAATCAGAGTCCTTTAGGTTTATAACTTATAGATTTGAAGATAATTTTGATTTAGAAGAAGATTTAGATTTTAATGATTATGATTATTATAGATTTATTGTGAAAGAGGATCTGGTTGATAGTTTACTTAAAAAGTATGATAGAAGAAAGGTCAGTTTTAATTTGATGGATATTATAGTTGAATATAAGGTAGAAGAAAATGAACAAAATGAAGTTGTTAATATGAATTATGATTATGAAGAAGCAATAGAAGAGTTTGTTAAATACAAAAAGAAAGATAAAGTTTTTATTGAAAAAGGATTGGAGGTGTTGAATGAGGTTCTTGGAGATTGATATTGAGAATTTTTTGTCTTATGATAAAGTAAGTTTTAATCTTGATAAAAGAGGTATTGTTTTTGTAAAAGGGATAAATAATGATTCACCTAAGTTTGATAGTAATGGTAGTGGTAAATCTGCTTTATTTGAAGCAATATATTTTGCTTTATATGGAAGTTTATTAAGAAAAGGTAAAAGAGGCCCTGTTAGAAAAGGTGAAGATAAATGTATTGTTAAGTTGAGATTTAAGGTTAATAAGGATGAGTTTTTGATTGTTAGAGAAAAAGGTAAAATACATAAATTAAAATTATATCAGAATGATGAAGATATATCTTTACCTGATATAAGAAAAACACAAAGTTTGATAAATGATATTATACATCCAGATGTATTTGTAAATACAGTATTGTTTTCAGGTTCTTTGACACAGTCTTTTTTGAATGGAACTGATGCACAAAGAAAAGATATTATGATGAAAATGTTTGGTCTTGATATTTTTATTAAAGCACAAGAGAAGGCCAAAGAGAAGGTTAAGGTGTTTGATAGAAAATTGAGGGAGTTGGAAGTAGATTTAGAATCAAGCAAGAAATTGAAAGAAGAATTAAAAAGTATGATTAAAGATATTGAAGAGAAGATAAAGGATCTTAATGAAGAAGTGGATATAGAGAAATTAGAAAAAGAAAGAAGATCTATGAAGAAGAAGTTATATGAATTAAATACTGAGTTAGATAGTAAGAAAGAGTTGTTTAATGAAAAGATTAAAGAGAAGAATGATTTGGAAAAGAATTTAAGTGATATAAGTTTCAAGATTAAAACATTGAAAAAAGAGTACGGTGAAAAACAGAAACTGGTTAAATCAGGTAAATGTCCTACATGTTTGAGAGAAATTAAAGATGAAAAAGATATAAGTTATGATTTTTCTTCTGTTGAAAAAGAAATTGAGAAATTAGAAAAGAAACAGTCTAAGTTATCAGAACAGGTAGATAAGAAACAAAAAGAAGTGGATAAGTTAGTTGATGAAATAACTTCTATAGAATCTGAGGTTTCAGAGTTAGAAGATAAATTACAAACGATAAAGTTTGAACTAAATGAGTATAAAGTATCAAGGGATAAATATGAAGATGATTTGAAGGAAAAGAATAAAAGAATAAAAGAGTTAAGTAAAGAAATAAATTTACTTGAGAAAAACATTGAAGATATAAGTAAAGAAAAAGAAGTGTACGATTTCTGGAAGAAAGGATTTGGATATGACGGTATCATAAGTTTTCTTATGAAAATGTATTTACCCGAAATAAACAATGAATTGAATAAGTATCTGTCTATATTGATAGGTGGTGGTGTTCAAGGGGAATTTATACCTTTTACTATATTGAAGTCAGGAGAAGTTAGAGATAAATGGCAGTTCAAACTTACAGGTTATGAGGATTATGATAGTTGTTCTTCAGGTGAAAGAAGAAGAATAGATGTTGCTTTATTATTGAGTTTTAATTCTATTTTAAGAAGAAGATATAATGTTAATATGATTGTTTTGGATGAAGTTTTTGATCCGTTAGATAGAACAGGTATAGATAGTATTGTGGTTGATATACTTGAAGAATTAAAGAAAGAGATTTCTTCTATTTTTGTTATATCTCATAATCCAGAATTTGATTTAGATTGTAATTATATTGAAATCATAAAAGAAGGTGGAATCTCAAAGGTAGTAGAATGAAATTAGAAGAATACTTGATTTTTTACGAAAATAATATATATTTATTATTAAGAAGAAAACCTAAGAGGAAAACTATGCTTGAGATAGTTATAGATGATAGAGAAATAGATGTAAGTAATATTGATAATTCAGTTCTGTTTCTATCAGATGATCCAGTAAGGGATTTATATTTTTTGTGGTTTTATTTTACAATAGAATTAGATTGTTATGATAAGTTGTATATCGATATAGGAAAGAGATATAAGTTTAAGGTGAATAAAGATGAATATTCTGTATTAAAAAGATTTATTTCTTCTCCAAGAACTGAATTTATAGATATTTTTGGTGAGGATCATATAATAGTTTCTGATTTCAGAACGAGAATCAGGGATTTAGATCAAGTAAAAATTGATTTCATATTGAAGAGATTTAAAAATCTTATATATCGTTTTGATTTTGAAAGATATAAGGAAACAGTAGATAGACTTTTGTTGAGTGATGTTTCAGTTTTTAATATAAAAGGAGGTAGAAAATGAAAATTGGTACTGAAAGAGTTTTCAGTGCTGCCCATATATTACCAGAAAGGTTTGGAAAATGTCATAGGTTACACGGACATAATTGGAAGGTGATTGTAGAGATAGAAGTTGAAGATATGGGCAAAGATGATGTAGTAGTAGATTTTAATGTGATTAAGAATCTTATAGATGAGTTAGACCATAAGACCTTGATTTCAATGTATCAGATTGATAGGATTGAGTATGAACAAGGAGGTACTTTGTTTCCGAGTGATTTAGATGATTTGTTCTATCCAAAGGATGTAAATAAGAAATCTATGTCTTTTCTACAACCAAAAGATAAAGGTAAAGTTTATGATGTAGATGGCCGAGTTTTTCTAACAAGTGATATAGTTATAACAAGAATGGAACCAACATGCGAGAATTTATCTTTGTTGCTTACCAGTTCGGTAATAGATTTACTGGATATACATATGCCTGTTAAGATTATAGTAAGAGTTCATGAGACGGAGAAATCATATGCTGAAAATAAAGAGAATGGATTGTGGTATAAGGGGTGATATAATGAAAAGAAAGTTAAAGATACCTTTTACGGAAAAGTGGTTCTTGAAACAGAGGAGATTCATAGAGGATAATTTAGATATTTTTCATAAATCTTTTACACAGATAAAAGATATTCCTACTGGGGTTTTTCTTTTATCTAAGAAGGGGGGTATTCTTTATGCGGATGATTCAGAGGTGTATTACTATCATAATTTATTGAAGAAAATAGTTTCTTTTGAAAAAAGAGGAGAATCAAAACTATATGTTTTAAGAATAAAAAGGAGGTTGAGATGAATAGAAAATGGGCTGTGTTTAGAGTTAAAAGTTATTCTCAACCTAATATCATTTTGAGATACGAGAGATTTTTACATAATTTTGTTGGAGATGTTAAAGATTTTTACTTTGTTTCTTACAGAGATGAGAAAGGTATACAAAGGATTGTTTTACCAGGTTATTTGTTTCTTAAACCAGGAAGTGATTTTGATTTTCTTTTGTTTCTCAAGTTAGAACCTTATGTTTATAGAGTATATCGTAGTGGTGATAGTTTTTTGACTGTTAGTGATAAGGAGATAAATGAGTTAAGGAATAGGGTTAATGATTTTGTTGTAAGAAAGAAGAATAAAAATTTAGAGGTTGGTGATAAGGTTTATATTGTTGATGGTTTCTTTAATGGTTATTATGGAGATGTTATAGAGGTCCGTAAATATAAAGTTATTGTACTGATAGATTTTAATTACTTTTCTATGAAACTTGAGGTGCCAAGAAACTGGGTGGATGTAGTAGATGGAAGGTAGAAAAATATATTCAAGACCAGAATTAAGAAAATTAGTGGATAGTCTTTTTGATCAAGGTATTAGTATAGCAAGAGTAACAACTTTACTATCCGAGAAATTTGGTTTTCATATAACCTATCCAACTGTTAAGGCTTATTATGAGAATTTTTTCTTGAAAAATAGAAAGAAAGATGAACAGAAAGTAGATTCTGTTATTATTGGTAAAGAGAGAACTGATTCTGAGATTGATGAAACATATTATAATAATTTGTTAGAGTTAAAAGGGATACTTAAACAAGAAGTAGATAGGTTAAGTATGATACCTAATAAGAGACCTGGAGAATTAGTAGCTCTTAATCAATTTACTAAAACTTTATTTGAAATTGAAAAGGAGATACAAAAGTATATACAAGATAGAGAGAATTTTATAGATCAGTTATTTATGAGATTTGTAGTTATAGTTATATCAATACTTGAGAATTTAGATATAGAGAAATCGAAAAAGAAAGATATTCTTGAGAATGAATTGAAACCGAAGTTGATGGAGTTGAGAGATGAATTATTATGATAAAGAGTTTATAGATTTTATAAAAGAGTATTTAAATAGATTAGATGAAGAGGATAAGTTAGTGATTTTTTTTAGATATATTGGGTTTTCTGGTAGTAAGAGGATATATTCTGATGTTAGTTATCTTAGTTCAAAGTATATTGGTCTTTCTTATATGTCTTTGAAGAATAGATTTCGTATATTAAAGAATTACTTTACCTATTTGTATTATTATAAAAAGTACGGTAAATATCTACATAATAAATTTAAGATGTATCTAAAAGAGAGAAAAAGTAATAAGATTGAGAATGGTAGATTATATGAGTTTTTCAGTATTTTAGTAGAGGATCCGTATAGAAGGATGTCAGATATAGCAAAGATGATGAATCTAAAAACTTCTACGATATATGTTATGTTTCATAGAGTAAAGAAATTTTTTAAGGATAATATGGATGATAAAATAATATACAGACTATATACTTATTTATTTAGATGTGCTGGTAGAAGATATAGAAATGATTTATAAAGGAGAAATTATGGAATGGGTTGATATAATAGAGAATTATACAGTAGATAATGAAGAAAATATAGTCGGTTTGAAGAAGTTTATAGAATCTCCTGAATATCTTAATCATGAATCATTGTCAGAGAATGCTTATGAAGAAATTTCAAAGATAATTACAGGAGATGATGTATATGAAAATTTTGATAGACCACAAGAATCTGTTTGGTTATGGGGTAAAGGGAGTGGTAAAAGTTTAATAGGAGTATTGATAGAGTTATATCTGATATATCTTTTGCTTGAGAAATATGATGATCCAAGAAATTTCTTTGGTGTTTCTTCAACTGATTTTCTTGATTTAGTTAATGTAGGTTCATCTGGAAAACAGTCAAAGAATGAATTTTTTGATAGGTTAGTACAGAAAGTAAAAAATTCTCCTTATTTCAAACAATATACTATTTATGAATCTGGAACGAAAGTTAATCAAGGCAAGAAAGGGATTATAAAAATAGGTAGTAACGAAATTTTATTTCCGAAAGGTTTAAGAGCGTTTAGTTTGCATTCAAGAAATGAAACATATGAAGGTAAGACATTAGTATTCTTTTTCTTTGATGAGTCTTCTTCATTTACTAATTCTGAAGGTGTTTTTAATGCAGGAAAGATATATAAAACTTTATTGACATCTACAAGAGAGGTGAATTATATAGGTATTATGGCAAGTTATCCAAGATTGGATAATAAGAATGATTTTACTTATATTGAATTTTTAAAGAGTAAAAATATTGTTTTGTATCCTGATTATGAAAAGATCGTAGATATAGAAGATGATAGAGAATGGTTTTCAAAGAATTCAGATGATTTCAGAATATTAGAGAATAGAATTGGTTCTATGTATCCAACATGGTATATAAAACCGAAGAGATTTTATAAATCAGGGAAATATTTTGATTTTGTAGTTGATAAGAGAAGAAATATAGTTATACAGATACCTATTGAATTAAGAAGTAAAGTTGAAAACAATCCAGAAGGTGCAATTCCGATGATACTTGCAATTCCAACAGGAGTTAGCGGTAAATTTATGGAGTATTTTGATTTTGATTCTATACAAGTCAGTGATGTTCCGATACTATCTGTTGAGGAAGTTTACCATCAAACAGAAGATAAAACTTTTCTTGGTTTGACGGTAACAAAAATAAATAGATATGTTAAATATCCATTAGTAGTTACAATAGATGCTGGTGAAAGTCATTGTGATGCAGCATTAACAGTTGGTCATCGTGAAGAATTTTTTGAAGATGAATATAAGTATTTTAAAGTGGTTGTTGATGGTATATATGTTTGGAGACCTGATGAAAGAAAAAAGATAGTTGTTGATATAGATAATATAACAGATTTTGTTAGGTTTTTATGTAGAAACTTTAATGTAAAGGTGGTTAGGGCAGACTTTTGGAATTCGGCTTCTTTGGTTCAAAGTATAAACAAGGAATTTCCGAATGTAAAATGTTATAGGAAAAATGCTAATTTGAATGCTTATAATAATACGAAAACATTATTGTATTCAAATCTATTGATTTTACCAGATTCTCCTTATTCCTTAGAGTTTACCAAACAGTTTTCAGCATTAAAACCACCCAAAGGTAGTCAGAAACCAAAGGTTTTGTATGGAAAACAGGATATTGTTGATACTGTTGTTGAGTTGGTAGATGAATTATGGTTGGAGACATTTCGAACAGAAGATATACCAGTTGGTGCAAGACCGAAAGCAATGTATAGTCCTACTGATATAAGAACTTTGAGACAAAAGGAAGATTTGGAGAGTTTAGTAAGAGTTTCTAAATATAGAGAAAGATTATTTGGTAGGAAAGTTGGTAGAGGTTATTCAGAAGGGCATGATCTTCCAATAGGGAGTTTTAAGAGATGAGTAGAAAAAGTAAAACAAAAGGTTCTGGATATGAAAGAAGAATAGCAAAAATGTTATCTGATTGGTCTGGACTGAAGATATTTAGAACACCGTTATCTGGAGGGTATCGGTTATCTACTAAATCTGATTTAACAACTAAAAATCCTGATGATTTTGTAATGATAGTTGATACAAAGAAATGGGAGAATTCTTATAGTTTGAAGAGTTTATTAGATAATAATTTAGATGTTTTTATAGATGTATATTGGAAAAAATTAAAAGAGACAAAAGAGACATGTGTTGTGGATAACAAGAGATATTATAAGTTTCCTATAATGATATTTTCAAGTAATTATGATGATGACTATTGTGTTATAAGTTATGCATTTTTTAAGAGGATGAAGACTTATTCGTTTCCTTTTTTGAAGAAGAAGGATTATGTTATTATGAAATTTAAATATTTTCTTGATTATTATACTTATAACCATATTAAAATGTTTGTTAGAGAAGGAGGTGCTATATGAGAATACTTGTTATAGATACATGTTTTGCTATGCCAGTTATAATGAGATTAGGTCAGGAACAGAATGAGGTGAAAGTATTTATACCAGAGGGTGAGGCTCATCCATCAGTAGAAAAAGAACTATTTGGTAAAGGTATTTATGAGGAGTATGGTATAGAAAGAGTACATGATGTATTGAGATATTATGATTGGGCTGATATAATTCTTTATACTGATATAAATTTTGGTAAAGAGATTGATACTTTGGTTAGTAGAGGTTATAAGGTATTTGGTGCACCTTATTTTGTAGAGGAGATGGAGAATGACAGAGAATATATCAGAAAGATTTATCCTTTTTTGAATTATCCAGAGACATATCATTTTGATTCTGTACAAGAGGCAATAGATTTTTTTGGTGAGAATAAAGGTATTTATGTGATAAAGGTTGATAAGATTGGAGATTCGAGTATAAAAACTTATGTTCCTTTTAGTGAGGAGGATTGCAGAGACCATTTAGAATATCTTTTACAGAAAGTGCCTGACGCAAGTCTTATATTACAGAAAAAGATTGACGGTGTTGAAATTGCTATAACAGGGTTTTATAATGGGACAAAGTTTTTGAAACCTTATCTAATAAATTATGAAGAGAAAAGGATGTTTCCAGGTAACATAGGACCATTTACAGGTGAAATGGGAACAACTGGATATTTCGAGTATGAAAGTAAATTGTTTGATGAAACTTTGAGAAAGATAGAACATGAGTTATCAAGAACAAGATTTCATGGTGTTTTTGATTTTAATGGTATTGTTGATGAAGAAGGAAATACTTATATATTAGAACCTACTCCAAGATTTGGTGCACCAACCATGAGTCTTTATTTATTGTTGATAAAAGATGAATTCAGTAAATTAGTGTATAATGTAACTTATGGTATTGATGAAGATATAGATGTTTATGATGATATTGGAATAACTGTTGGTTATAATGCTTGTGGTTATCCTTTTATGGATGTAGTTAATCAGAGAGGTGCAAACAAAGTTGTTTATGTAAAAGAAAATGAGGATATAAATATTGATTTCTATGGAGTATATAAAGATGATGATGGAAAGTTAAGAGTTGTTCCTAATAATGGAAGAATTCTTACAGTTAGTGGAAAACATGAAAAGTTTGATGAGGTGTATAGAATAGTTTATGATTATTTGAAAGATGATGGTGTGTATACTATTGATGGATATTATAGGAATGATATTGGTATAAGATTGAAGGAACAGAAAGATATATTATTTAATACTGGTTATATGGATATATTGAGATACAATAATATTTAGGAGGTAATTATGAGAAGATATTCAGATTTAAATTCACTAATGAATAATTTAATACGATTGAAAAAAAGAAATATAGAGATAGAAAGTTCTTTAATAATTATTTCAAGACTTGAATTAGATGTTAATGATGTACTGAAATGTATAAAAGAAAATGACCAAAAAAGTTGTGATAAAGTATTTTCACAGATATATGCTTATGTTAGAGGTATTGTTTATAGTAAGTTCCCTAAATATGGAGAGGATATGGTGAGTTATATTGTGGATTCATTATATAGTTCTTTGAGATTCTTTAACCCAAATAAAAATGTGAATGTAAATGTTTTCATAAATAAGATGATTTCAAATGCGATACATGATTTCTTAAGTGTTGTTAAGAAATATATGAAACAAGATTCGGTTGGTTATATTCCAAGAATTGTAGATCGTCCAGATATAGCAGTTGTAATAGATGAAATAAAAAATAAAGTTGATTATCCAGAGGTTATTGATATGTTATTAGAAGGTTACACAAAGAAAGAGATTGAAGAGAAAACAGGAATTAGTTTTTATAAAATAGATAAAATGTTAAAACAACTTAAACCTGTTATAAAGAGGATAATATGGGGAATCTTATAGATTATCTTGTATATTCACCTTATAAGAAAACAGGTAGAAAAGATGAGGTTAGGTATTGTTGTCCAGAATGTGGTGATTATAAGTATCATTTGTATGTTAATTTAACAAAAGGTCTTTATCATTGTTTCAGATGTAATTATTCTGGTAAATTAAGTGAAAGAGATTTAAAGAGATTAGTTTATGGATTTGATATAGATTTGGATGTAAAGGATGGGGAGCAACAAGAAGAACAACAGAAGAAAAATGTAATTTCTAAAAGAAAAGAAAGTAGAATAGATTTAGAATCAGACTCTTTCATAAGTAAGTTAGCAGTAAGATATTTGAAAAAGAGAGGGTTTGGTTCTGATTTGAAAAGATATGGTGTGTATGTAGATGATAATTTAAGATTAGTATTTCCAGGATATGATATAGATGGTAAAGAAATGTTTTATATGTATAGAAGTTTAGTTAGTGGTGATTATAGGTTATCTAAGGGTGGTAAAGGTATATATAATATCTACAATATAATAAAGTTTAATGTTAGAGATATATTTATAACAGAAGGTATTTTTGATGCATTGAGTTTTGGTGATAATGGAGTTGCTTTGTTAGGTAAGTTTATATCAGAGTTTCAAAGAGAACAGTTATTGAGTTTACGAGATAAGATTGATAGAATTTTTATAGTTTTGGATAATGATGCATTTTCAGATGCTTTTAAGTTATACAATAGTTTGCAACCATGGTTTAAAGTTTTTATTAAAAAAATACCTAAGGAATACAAAGATGCAAATGAGTTTTATGTTGATGATAGAGAAAGATTCATGGAGTTCAAAGAAAAATGTTTGAAGGAGGTGTGATATGTCATATAAAGAAATAAAGACAGTGTATCCTATTATTGAAATTTATCCAGGATTTGAAGGTGAGGGGTTGTTTGTAGGAACTCCTCAGGTTTTTGTTAGATTTTCAGGATGTAATTTAGATTGTCCATTTTGTGATACTAAATATGCTTGGGATGGTTCTGTTAAACCTACTTTATATGATGATGGAAGTTTATATCAGGAATTATCTAAATATTCTGATTATAGAAGGATTAGTTTGACTGGTGGTGAACCTTTATTATTTGTTCAGTATATGGACAGATTATTCTGTAGTTTAATGGGTATCTTTGATGAAATAAATATAGAGACTAATGGTAGTTTGTATCATAAAAATCTGGAGATATTGAGAGGTAATTTGTTTCTGAGTATATCACCTAAAATGGATTATTTGAGTGAAGTCAAAGGATATATAGATAATTTGAAGAAGTTATTAAATGTTACTATGAAATATCAAATTAAGTTTTTAGTTGATGATACCAGGTTTGATAAAGATATGAATCAGTTAAAAATCTTTATGGAGTTGTTTGATGTTCCTAAAGACAAGATTGTAATACAACCTGTTTGGTATGAAGATAGAGATTATTCAAAGATAGTTGAAAGTATAATGAGTAAGATTACTGATTTTCGAGTTATACCACAGGTTCATAAGTTTATTTATGGTAACAAAAGAGGTGTTTAAAAATAAAGATTTTATATAACAAAAAGGATTAAGATGAAAGGAGTTATATGAAAAAGATAATAGTTTCTGATATGGATGGTGTTTTAATAGATGAGGGGAAAAGAAGATATAATGTATTGAAAATGATGGGTAAAGAGGCCTATTTTGATGAAGATATACATGAATATTTTACAGAAGATGAAATAAAAGAGTTCTATAATTTGTATTTTGATATTTCATTGTGTTATTTAGATATGTTTTTGTTTGGTAATATTGATAAAATTATTTCGTATAGATTAGATGTTGTTATTCTGACAGGAAGAGAATCTGATTTTGATAAATGTACAGAGAGAGAGATTAAGTTTTTGAAGGAGTTGGGTATGAATGTGATTGATTATTTTGATAATCCTTTTCCTGATATGTTGGATGTAAAAAAGTATAAGTATATGGTTTTACAATCATTAAAGGAAAATTATGATATTTTGTTTTATGTAGATGATAGGAAAGATATTGTAGATTATGTAAAACCAATTGTAAAATCAATAACTGTAGAACAATTAAAGTATAAGGAGGATAAATGAAAACAAAAGCATATTCAGAAAAATATGAGAAATTGAAATCTTTGATTGAAGATATTGACAGTAAGATTGATATGTATAGAGAATATTTAGAGAAAGGAAAGGTTAATTCTGTTATAGTTGATTTACTTTATTTGAGTAAAAGATTGAATGATGAATTATTTTCAATGACTGATATAAAAATATCAACAAAAAAGTTTGCACAAGAAGAACCTTACACAGGTTATCCAGAGGAAGGTAAGCCACAAGAATTATCTCCAAACAAACCAGAGCAGTTAGAAGATATCAAAGGATATCCAGAAGAAGATTATGATGAAGATTTATTTGAAACTGATATTCCTGGTTATATGGAAGAAAGACCAATAGAGAAAGATGAGTTTGAAAGAGATTTATTGAAAGAGTTAACACCAATGGATTTACAGATGTACACATCTTTAATTAGGGATAGAAATATGGCAGAAAGAAGTGGTGATATTGAAAAAGTTGAGTATTATAATGAACTTATTATAAATTTATTGAAGAAGTATATCAATAAAGATATGATTCCAAAAGAAATGACTCCTGAAGCATTTGTAGCAAGAAAACTGAAAGCTCATACAATGTTAAAAAGAGGTTATGATGAATTAATACAAAAGACCAGTTCAAGGTTGTTAACTGCTTTAAGAAGAGTTGGTGTTTTAATTGAATCTGGTTCTGTAAGTGAGGTTGATTTAGATAATAAGAGAGTTACATATAATTTGTTTATAAGAAAAGCAGGTATTCCATTTTCAAAAAATATAGAAGTAGATGTATATGAAAATTCTGATACAATGTTTATGTATGATAGTTTTGGGAGAAAGTTGAATTTTGATACTGCTGGAATAGTTAAGTTGTTTGATTATATAGACAAAAAGAAAATGAAGGAATGGTATGAAGAGTATAAGAGTTGAGGAGGTGTAATATGTTCAGAAAAAAATCATATCTTTTCGAAGAAGATATGTTTTCTTCGAAGGAGGATTTCAAACAATGGGTTAAGGATTATTTAGATGAGACATATGGTTGGAAGGCAGTTGAGATATATGATAATGATTGCGGGGAAGCTTATTGTTATGAAGATCTTGCTAATTATACAGAACCTATGATAAAAGAAATTTTATGGACCATCGATAAGATACCAGAAGATAAGTTTCCATTAGATCATGAAGATTTCCCAACATTATGGGTAGAAACTTCAGATGCTTTTAATATGTTTCTCGATTATGGTGATACTTCTGGTGTAGATGATGTATTAGGAGAGTTATTAGATTGGATAAAAGAGAAAGTGGGGGAGATAGGAGAAGAAGATGAAGAGGTTTATTTAAGACGACGGATAGAAAGTGGTGATTGGGTAGATAGGGCAAGAATAGCGGAAGATCCAAGAACTCCTGTTAGTATTTTAAGAGAATTAGCAAAAGATGAAAATGATTTTGTTAGAGCAAAAGTAGCAGAAAATCCTAATACACCAATTGATGTATTAGAAGAATTAACAAGAGATGAAGAAGATATAGTTAGAAAGGATGTAGTAAATAATCCAAACTGTCCTGAGTATTTTATAAGAGAATTAGCAAAAGATGAAAGTGATATAGTTAGAGAGAATGTAGCATCTGATGAAAGAACTCCAGTAGATATATTAGAAGAATTAGCAAAAGATATAAATCCTAAGGTTAGAGCGGGAGTAGCAGAAAATCCTAATACTCCAGTAGATGTTTTAAGAGAATTATCAAAGGATGAAGATCCTAAGGTTAGAAAGGAAGTAGCACAAAATTCAAATACTCCAGTAGATGTATTAGAAGAATTAACAAGAGATGAAGAAGATATAGTTAGATGGGGTGTAGCAAATAATAAAAATACTCCATCTGATGTATTAAAATTATTAGTAAAGGATGAAGAAACTGAAGTGAGATCAGAATTATTAAAAAATAAAAATGTAGGAGAGGATATTTTAAGAGAATTAGCAAAAGATGAAAGTAGATTGATCAGAGAGCGTGTAGCAGAAAATCCTAATACTCCAGTAGATGTTTTAAGAGAATTATCAAAGGATGAAGATTGGCATGTTAGAGCTGCAGTGGTAGAAAATCCTAATGTACCAATTGATGTATTAGAAGAATTAGCGAAAGATGAAGATGAAAGTGTTAGAGGTAGAGTAGCACAGAATCCTGATACTCCAGTAGATATTTTAAGACAATTGGCAAAAGATGAAGATTTATGGGTTAGGTCAGATGTAGCAGAAAATCCAAATACTCCTGTAGATGTATTGAAGATGTTATTAAATGATGATAAGGATTGGGTTGTGTGGAAGGCAGAAGGAAATCTGGTGAGAAAAGGTATAGAAATAGAAAGTTCAAGAAAAAGAAAATATTTATTCGAGAAATTCAGTAATCAATTAAAAAGAATGAGAAAATGTTAAAATTTTTAACAAAAATAAAAACATAAAAATGTTAAAAATGATAGATAGTATATTTGATAATAAAATGAAAATAAAAATGATATATATTAAAGGATATGTTAAAAAATTGAAGGAGGTGTATTATGGATTTTAAAATTGGTCAAAAAGTAACTCTTGATGTAGGTTATGGTTTATCAGACGGATATATTATGACAGGTGATGATCTTGAGATAATAGATATTAAAGATGATGGTTCAAAGTTACCATTTATGATTTTATCTGATGGTAAGAGAAATATTATATTATTGAAAAAAGATATTGAGAAACATTTAGTAAAAATAGAGGAGGTGTAATATGGCAGAAGAAAAAGGTTTTGATATCAAAAGATTGATGCAGAAATTAAGAGAATGGTTGAAATCTGGAGAATTAAGAGATGTAGAGTATAAGTACAAAGGTAAAGTTGTTGATTTGACAGAAAAGGATACAAAGGATAAAGTTCTTGAAATAATGAAACAAGTTATTGAAAGAATAAGAGAACTTGATAGAGAAATGTCTAAAGCAAAGATGGAATTTGAAGAAGATGAAGATGTAAAGCATTTAATTAAAACTATAGAAGGATTAGAAGAAGCATTGAAGGAGAAATGGAAAGAGAAAGCGCAACAGTATGGTGTGATTGATTACCTTAAAGAAAGAAAGAAGTTGATAGAAGAACTTGTAAAAAAGATGGATGAAGCACATATAGATATCATTAAATTCAAAGATTTTGCAACAGAAATATATCGTAAATATGATAGAAGTACCAGTTTTTCTCAAGAAGATTTATTGAATTTTCTCAAATATCTTGGTGAGTCAGAAGAAAAAGCATTTAATTTCATTACCAAACTGAGGTTATATAAACAGGACATAAAAGGTGCTAAGGAGATGATTAAGGTTGAACCGAAGGAGATAAAAGAACCAAAGATATCAACAGTTTTGAAGATGAAGTTATTTGCAAAATATGATTGGATAAAGAACATATGGGAGAAGATTAAGAGAGGTTTGATGTGGTTGGCTGAGAAGACAAAAGAACTTTTGAAGACATTAGATAGTTTCTTTGATAGTTCGAAGAAGGTAGAGGAGGTTGCAATGAGAATATTAGGGACTACAGCATCTAAAAGAGTGAAGGCTTTAAGAGCAGAAGATTTGACAGAGGAAGATGTTAAAGATATATTTGAAAGTAATAAGGAACTACTAACAATGATATTAGATATGTTAGCAGATGGTGAATTTGAAATGGATATTGCAGATGAAGTTTATAAGAGGTATTCTCATTTAACACCAGAAATTGTAGTAGACAAATTAATACCATATGTTAAGAAGTATTATGTTAAAGGTAAAACACCTGAGGAGTTAGTAGAGGAAGGATATGGTAGAAGAGCGAGTAAAATAAGACCAAAGATAGCATCTTCTGAAATTCAATCTATTTTATTCAGTAAAGAAGAGGGATGGACAGTTGGAGAGGCAAAGAAATGGTTGAAAGACCATGGATATAAATATGGCGATTTGGATGAAACAGAAAAGTATTTAAGATTCAGACAGAAAGATCCAAGTAAAGGAAAGAGAAAAAGAACTATAGAATTTGGGAAAGGTATAAAGGCTATTGTTGAGTTTACAGGACAGAAAAAGAAATCTTCTATTGAAGATGATTTTGTTGATAAGAATGGCGCCACTATTGAAGTTGGAGATAGAGTTTATGATGAGGAAGAAGATAGTTATGGTTTTATCAAGGAATTATATTTAACATCTTGGACATATAGTGATGAAGATGTTCAGATGGCTGTAGTTAGATACGATGATGGTCATGAGGAAAATGTACAATGTGTTCATCTTGAGTTAGTAGAGAAAAAGAAATCTTCTATTCAGAAACTTTCTATGTATGAAGATATTGTAGTCAAAGATATAATTAAAGAGAACTTTGGTGATAGTATTGTATATAAGGTGAATGAGATAAAAGGGAATAAAGTTTATCTGACATTACATAAGAATGGTGAACATATAGCATCAGTAGTTTATGAAAGAGGTTCTTATGTAGAACCTGTTAAATTAGCAAGTATAGAGATATATTCGGAAAATAAAGATGTAGATAATGTTGAGTTTATAAGTTTACCACAAGCATTTGAAGAAACTTGTCCTAAATGCGGTGGCCACCTAAAAGAGATAGGTGTTGATTATGGTAAAGGGCTAAAGAAAAGAATACCCAAACAGTATTGGGTAAATAGAGGTAAGGCAAAAGTTTATTTTAAATGTGAGGATTGTGGAAAAACTTATTGGACTTGGTATGATTAAAGGAGGTATAACATGGTTTTATACTATGTGAAACATGTGGAATTGTATAAAGATAACTTTGGTAATTACTTCATAAAGTATAAGAATGTTTTATATCCAGTATATGGTTTGAAAGATGATTTATTACCAAAAGAGATGAGTTTCAATGATATGGTTACAATGGAGATGATGTAGGAGGTTATATGAAAAAGAAATCCTTTGATAACACATTTAATACTCCTATTATTCCAGGTCAAGATTCTATATTACCACAGTTATTTCCACCAGAAAAATATCATATCCCTTCACAGAATAAGAGACTTAAATGGATAAAAGATTGGTATATAAAGAATAAAGGTGTTTTAGGTCCAGAGTATTATAAGATGCAACCAACTACAGTTGGAAAAGTTCCTGATTCTAATGTTATATATGAACATACGGGGTTGGATAGATTAACTTTTAGAGGAGGCAAAGATATGGATATAAGAGATTTGGCTTGGAATTACTATCTTAATTCAGATTTACCAAAGAGTATCAAAAAGAGGATAGAAGAGTATCAGAATGATTTATTTGAAGATATAAAAAATTATTTTGAAGAAAAACATATAGAAGTGGATGATTGGACTATTGCAAGAATAGTTGATTATATATTTGATAAGGCATATGGTCTAACGAAATAAAGGAGGAATTATGATTGCAGAGTATTATAAAAGTAAAGGATGGGTAGTAAAGGAAGGGTCTAATGTTTTGTTTAGTTTGCCTATAGAAGATGTTCCACTTGAAGTTGTTTTAGAGATGACAAACAATGAAATGTCTGTTGAAGATTTTGAAAATTTACAGGAAGAAGAACAGATAGAGATATTGAATGAATTTCAAACTAATGTTTTTCCTACAGAGGAATTTGGAAAATGGCTTCTAAAGTTAGTGAAGGAAAGGTATGATAAGATACTTGAAAATATAGATAACATACAGAAAGGAGATTTTCAGACAGTTTCGGATGAAATAAGTGAAGAGTTAGGGGAAGTATTTGACCAGATGATTGAAAAAGAAGAAAGTTTTACTATTTCTAAAGGGTTTTCTGAGATAGATAATATAATCAAAAAGAATTCAAAAATAGATTATGCAGAACCTGTAAATTTTGTTAGATTGATTGATTATATAGAAAGTAAGTTTGGTAGAAAACTTGAAGGTAAATTAGTAGAAATGTTTTATAGTTATGTAGTTAATAAGAAAAATAGGAGGTGAATTATGCCACGTAAAGAAGAAATGGAAGACTTCTTTGATATTGATATGGAAGAGTTAATAAATATTGCTAATGATGAGAGTGATTTAACAGGTTATGGTAAGATAGTTCAAAGTGAACTTGATTTAGGTAAATGGGAAGAGGATGGAGAGATAAAGTTTGCAGATGTTAGTTCTTCTTCTATTACACCAAGTACAGAAAAGACAGAATATAGAACTGATTATGATGTAGATAGTGATTATAGAGTTAGTTATGATGATGTAGTTAGAAGACCGAGAAAGATAGCAACAGATGTAGCACCTGGTGATGTAGTAACACAAAAAGAAGATCCAACTAAGAAACCTATGACAGTTACAAAAACAGAACCTGGAAGTGATGTAGTTGAGGTTGAAACTCCTGAAGGAACCAAGAAGAAAGTTAAAAAGGAATACATAGAGCATATGTCAAGTAAATTTGCTTCATTTATGGAGAAGTATGAAAATAATGAGAATTGGTTATATGATTATCTTGAATTTAGGAATACATTGAATGAATTTGATTCAAGGATTGTTATGTCCATAATTAAAGAAGCAAGTAAGAAAGTAGCAATAACAACAAGAGAAAGAGTTGAATTGGTTAAGGAGATGATGGAGGCTAACCCGAAGAATAGTTATTACTTTATACATTGTTTAGATTCTGAAGTAGAAGATATATATAATGAGTGGGTTAGAATGGGTAAACCAGAGAATTTTGATTTAGAATCACTTTATATGAAATATACCAGAGGAGGACGAAATTATATGAAAAGTTTAGAAAAGAAAAAGAAACAAGGTTCAGTAAAGACTGCACAGACATTAGGTGATATGCCTTCTCCAAATAAACCAGAAGAGGTTTCTAAGACACCTAAGATGGACAAACCAGATGTTGTTGTAGAAGAAGATAAATTAGAAGAAGAACCTGAGAAAAGAGTAGAAGAAAAAGATGTAAAAGAAGGTAAGAAAGAACCTGATATTGGTAGAATGTATAAGGATTTTATAATGGATATACTTACAGATCCAGAAGTTGCACCAAGAGTAGTAAAGAAGTTATTACAGAAATTAGAAATGGATCCTGAGTTACTTATGAAATTAGAAAGTCTATTGCCAGAAATAGAAGATACACCCAATTTCTGGAAAAAGAGTGGTATAAAGGTATATAGTGCTATAAAGACAGTTTATGGTAGATCTGACAAACCAATATATGTAGGAGATGATCCAGAAGGATTTATGTATTACTTTGACCCAGAATTAGGATTTGTTTTACAAATAAAGGAGATGCCTGATACTTATGATATGATAGCAATGGATTTAAATGAATTCCTTGCTTCAGATATATGTCCTATTATAAAAGAAAAAGTAAAAGATCTAATGGATATTGAATAAAAGGAGGTTTTATGTCAGATATTTTAGTTAGAAAGTTTGATGAGTTAGATAAGGTAGAGAGAAAAGATAATTCTTTGGATTATGAGGT